TGTCTCGGAGTGGATGGAGGTGGTATCAGAATAGATAATTGTAGTATCGGAGTAGATCAGGATGACGTCTGAGGCAACGATGGTCGTCTCAGAGTGTACCAGGATCAACTCACTCTCGATGGCTGCGGCATCACTGAGAATGGTATCAGCGGTGACGTTAATTTTAGTGTCACCGGGGACGATGTAGATATTGCCACTGTCGACGGGGGCTTGTGCGATTGCAGGAGACCAGGTGACGACGTTGTCAGTATTGGCATAGTCGGTAATGGTCCGCGAGACATAGCCGCTTCCTGCATCGCCGATCAAAATAACTTGCATCCCGATATAGGCGTCATCTTCGACGCTGCCCGATGCCATTTGGCAGTTCGTCGTGTTTCTGTTGGCGGTTTCAATCGTTGTGGCAAGCAAGATGGTTCCAGCTAAAATTACTGCTATCTCCGTGTCTAAGAAGTTGTCAATGGTGTCAATCTTGCCGTCTATTACGATGACATCGCTATCAATATGGGTCGTATCAGAGTAGATGAGCACGAGGTCGGACTTGGCGATGACGAGGCTTGACTCTACGTCAGAGACCGCTGCATCGATGACAATCACGTCAGACGCAATGACCGTGGTGTCGCTGTGGATGGAGGTAGTGTCGGAATAGATAATTGTAGTATCTGAGTAGATAAGAATAACATCCGAGGCAATGATGGTTGTCTCGCTATGTACTAAGATCAACTCAGACTCAATGGCGGTTGCGTCACTTTCAATGTGAACGGTATCGCTCTGGATGACGGTCGTCTCGGAATGAATAGCGGTAGTATCAGAGTAGATAATGGTAGTATCGGAGTAGATTTTACCAGTATCAGTCTCAATTGCGGCGGTGTCTGACTCTACGACTACCAGGTCGCTCTTGATGATGACCAAGCTCGACTCTACATCGGAAACAGCACTTTCAAGAGCGGTTACGTCACTGTCAATATGAGTAGTGTCAGAGTAGATGAGAACTAGATCGGACTTTGCTATGACAAGGCTAGACTCTACATCGGAGACTGCGGTTTCAAGGGCTGTGACGTCGCTGTCGATATGGGTGGTATCGGAGTAGATTAGAATGACATCTGAGGCAATGATCGTTGTTTCGGAGTGAACGAGGATTAGTTCACTCTCGATAGCGGTAGTGTCGGAGTAGATTTCCTTAATGCCGCCTGCAACTGGATACAGTACGAAGGGCGTGGTCTTGGCCCCGACCGTGTCGGTTTTGACGATGCCGGCTACAGTGTCAGCATTCATCTCTGAGTCAGTGAGATCGAGGTAGTATATGCCGGTACTTTGGATTTCTGTAGCTTCATTGGTGCAATCGGTGAAGTTGCCCCCATCTTTGCTTACTTCACTGTCAAGGTTGGAAGCGCCAGAGACCAGATCGCCATCGGCGTCGAAGATGGGGATAGTTATGCGGTAGGCGGCGTTTTTCTGGGGAATGGGTCGGGCGTCACCGGTTGCCATTTGTCACCTCATGGAGCAGGGCTATGAATTGTTTGGCGGTGGAGTTGCTGTCAAAATAAAGTTCAGCGGCCTTTCTATTTTGGGCTGTGTGGGAAACGGCGTGCTGAATTTGAGCAGCGTAGGCCTCCAGGTCTTGGGGATCGGCTTGGAATGGAGTATAAGGATTGCCGGGGGCCATGACGACGTTACAGCCGCAGGCGAGGGGTTCCCTTACGCTGCGCGTGGCGATTCTGTGTGGAGTGATGACGGCGCTGGCAGCGCGATAGACATTGGCGAGGCCACGAACAATGCCGTTAGGAACTTCCCCAAGAATGTCACGTTCACTGAGCGCGGCTTTGAGTGTTTGCCAGGCGGTGCCTTTTTGTGGCGCGCCGTAGATGTGAAGCCTGGCCCCTGGAACGCGGGAAGCGAAGAGGGTGAAGGCGTGGATTGGGTGGTATGGCGTTATGTCATTGCGCCACATATCGGCGCAAACGATGTTAGTGGTGCCTGAGTGACCATGGAAATCATAGTGGGATGGACCGTCTGGAGACCAGAGGTTCAGGTCAACGGGAGCTGGTATGGCTCGTAGTTTATCGGAGGGGAGAAGCATGGCCCAGTAGGGGAGGAACTCAGACCAGAATGTAACGAACAGCTTGAAACGCGGGTCGTGGCGAATGCGGGCTAGGTAGGTATAGATTGGGATTTGACCAGATTGGCCCAACAAGAAGCTGCTGAGTGGCCGGCCGTGAAGCATGTGGATTATGGGTAACTGGGTCTTGTCAAGGTCTTTGCTGAGGCCGCTATGGTTGACGATGACATGGGCTGTCTTGGCAAACGCGGGCGCAACTACTGGGACGCCCCGGTCAACGGTAACGATTTCCTTGATGGGGTCTATAATGCGTGCATCCACTCCCGCGCGGCGCTCGGCTGCTGCGAGATCTCGTGTAGTCTCGTAGATGCCGGCTTGGTGAGGTGTAACGACTACTATGTGTGCTACTCTCAAAGTCATGGTCCTATTCTTGGGTGCCATTGGCGCATACCCGGTATAGTGGTGGCGCGAAGGTTAGTAGGCTGGCCAGCGACAGTGACTTGTAGTAGCTCGACCGCTACGATGACCCAATCATCTGAGACGGCGGCAGTAAAATCAACGGTGTATGCTTGAATCGTTGCGGCGACTTCATCGCCGCCGCAGTAACTTATGTCTGTGGTCGTGCTGCCCCCAGTGGCTCCGTCCCATCGCTCGGTTGTGTTGGCCCCAGGCGTGAAGGGATCTGCATCCCCACCCTCTACCGCGCACCCGGCCACGATGAGCGAGTCGGTTGCCGTGGACGTGACAGATACACTGGGATTATCGCTGGCCCCTGTCGCCGTCCCCGTGCCGCCTGTCGAGCCGGCCTGCGCAACTCCAGTGTATGAGATGGCGACGCAGATGTCGAGCGGTACGCTCTCACTATACGTAACTACGACATTGTTTGATCCCGTAGCGGGTGCTGCCAGGCCCCACACCTCGCCGTGGATGAAGCCGCCTGTCATGGCTCCGCCATCCGTAGCCAGTTCCACCAGGTTGACGCCGTTATAGGTTATGCTCGTCACGTCGTTCTCGTCGCCGGTGTCCCCGGCGATGGCAAAGACCAACAGATAGCGGTCACTACCCGTGCACGTATGCGCGAAGGTTGCGCTCTCCCTCGCTGACGAACTGGGGTCTTCTGTTACGGCGTCAAATGCGATAGCCATAATTTGTGTTACTCAGCACAGGCAGCAGCGATAGCGTTCATTGCTTCGGGCATACCGGGTTGGTCAAAGGCGTCGCCGTATTTCCACATCATTACACCGGCGGCTTGCGATTCGCATAAGGCAATGCCAGCGCCTTGAATTTGCGCAGCCGTCGGATCATAACTGACTACGTTGATGGACAGGTACAGCGGCCCGTCAAACCAATCGGCGAGGGTGAACTGCTCTGCCGCCCAAGCCGTCCAGTCTTCTGTACGCGCGAAATTGGACTGCGTAAACAGATAGTCTATGTGGTCATACGTACCCTGCGCGAGCCAGGCGGGCGGCGTATTGAACCCACAGGCGACACCAGGTAGTACCTCGTGAGCATACTCACACATGGCGTCGAGTTCGGCAAAGGTCGGGCCTTGACCGTCGGGCCAGCCATCGTGTGGTTCATCACAGGCATACAAGCCGACGATAGTGCCATCATCTACGAATTCCTGTAGGGCGGGGGCATAGATTTGCAGGACGTTCATCCAGGCGTCCAGGTCGAAGTCACCGTTGGCGTTGGTGTAGTTGCTGTGGCTGCCGGTAGCGGCGACGAAGGCAAGCAGGCCGTGATCTCTAGCTTCGGTGAGATAGTCTGGATTGTGGTTCAGGCGTGTGAGCGTAAAAGGCCAATCGCCTCCCAAGCGCGGCAGCCAATCGAAGGGGCCGAACGGCTTGCCCGCGCCGGGCGTAGGTGTAAAAGTTGGCTCAGGCGTGACAGTCGGCTCAGGTGTCGGCGTCGCTATAGGTGTAGCCGTAGGTGTAGCCGTTGGCTCTGGCGTCGCGGTTGGAGACTCTGGCGTTGCCGTTGGCGTAGCGGTAGGCTCTAGCGTACTGGTAGGCGTAGCGGTGAGGGTCGGCTCAGGGGTTGACGTAGGAGTATCCGTAGGCGCTTGGCGACAGACCACGTCGAAAGTGAGGCTGTCACCTGGATACAAAGTAAAGGTTTGCACTTGGGCACGAAGCGGGGGGATGAAGGTGGTAGCGATGACCAGGGCGGTGATGATCCAGGGAAGGGCAGATTTGATCTTGTGTTTCATTCGTTGCTCCTCATGGGATTTATGTTTGATCCATACGGTTACGGATGTCAGCTATAATCTACCCCAAGCCGGGGACGCAATGCGTAAAGGAGTAACCGGCTTACATGCGCCCCCGGCCACCGCTCGCGGCTGTCCACTGCGAGTACTCGTGGCAGGTGCTGGACAGCCGCTGATGTGTGCGGGCAAGAAGGGAAAGAAAGCCCGCGCTTACTTGAACCCATCAAATAGATCGTTCAGCAAGTTCGCCCCACCACCCGCCACCAGCGCCGTCAGTATCTGCCCGACGACCGGGGAAGTGAAGACGCCGGGGAACAGGTCAATACCAGCGGCGAACACCAGCGCCGCGCCGACGAACCAGGCGATGTACATGAGCCAGAACTTGTCCCAGTCATACTTAGCGAAAACCGGCTTGACGAGTCCCTCGATCAGCCGGTTGGTGACGGTTGCCAGAAACGCTGCCATTGCGAGTAACCCTGCGTTCATTTTGAGCCTCCTTGAATTTGAGTTTACCGCCAGGGTTGCTTGGCACCCGCCGGCGGACGTGCACTTATCTATACTAATGCAGTTCAACTACCCTTTCACCGCTCGCTAATGGCATATCACAGTCAATGCATCGCGCCTCAACTCTGATTAAAATACGATGAGGTGGTACGAGTGACACGACACTCTCGACCCACGTACAGAGATGGCACTCGACATCACTCTTGCATTGGTGACAATAATAACCATTGAGACGGTCTTCTTCGCCCATATCATGCTACAGTATACCACAGAATAGGCCCATCTGTCAAGTATCCCTGACAACTGGCTATTGACAAATTGCTCCACCTGTAGTATAATTATTGTGGGTAGGAAGCATGCTCACCTGCCCGCCCGCCCTGGTGACGGCCAAGGCATATAGAACCCGCCCCGGCGACGGTCGGGGCACTTAAAAACTCAATGGCTTTGGCAGGCCAATTCAACTTGTAGGCAACAGGCGCCTTTTTCGGTGCTGCTGGTTGAGATTCCCAAACTGGGGACTGCCATCAGCCAGCAACACCGAAAAGGGCGCTTTGTATTTCAGGAAACAGGCAATGCATTCTAGGCAGTATCGTGAGTATATGCACTCTGAGGCTTGGCGGCGGCGCAGGCTGGTAAAACTAGAAGCCGTCAAGCATCGCTGCGAGTATTGCGGTGAAAGGGGTAGGCTATCCGTGCATCACCTGACTTATGAAAGGCTTGGGTGTGAATACTCCGATGACCTCATTGTCTTGTGCAAGCCCTGCCACTGGGTGGCCGATGAGATGCGCAAGAACCCAGACTGCGACTTGCGGCAACGCTACGAGGCCCCGCAGAAGCCCAAGCCCAAGATGAGCGAATACCAACTTAAGATTGAGCGGCGCAGACGAAAACGAAATGAAAAAGACATGGATCGCAAGTGGGGGCGGTATAGGCCAAAACGATGAACCCAGCCCCCGCTCCCCGGCCTGACGCTGGAGCCTGCTGCGAGCCCTGCGCGGCAGACGCAGGCGGCGCTGGAATTAGTAACGAAAGGAGACGAATGAACCAAACTGAGCAAACCAAGCGCATCGAGAAACTGGAGCGGCAGGTGATGCTGCTGAGGTCCGCCACCGGCCACGACGCTGCGGCTATTATCAAACTGCGAGGCGTTGATACTGAGTATGGCGAGCGGATCAAGAGCCTGTGGGAAATTGTCATTGAGCACGCTGAGCACATCGAGCAACTGGAGGAACGGGCAGCACGAGACAGGACACAGGTCATCGCATGCACGGCGGCGACACACGACATAGGCAGTGCGGTCTATGCCTCACAGCAACGAGTCGCTGAGCAAACCAAGCGCATCGAGAAACTGGAAGCGGCGCTGGGGCCGTGGCTAGAGGAAATGGTTGCAATCATGGATAGCCGTGACAATCCTTCGCGGCCCTAGTAGAACCTATGGAGCGGACAAAGAGGCCCGGCGCTGAGAGGTGCCGGGCCTTTTTGCGTCTAAGGAATTCCCTCAAAACGTTAACAACTTTCAAACCGTGGCTCTAACTTTTCTATTGACTTTGCTCTTGTAATATGGTATAATAATATCAGAGTAAAGGAATAAAGCAGATTAACAAGAGTGAAAATCTAAAAGCCGAAAGTGGAGAGGACAGGACGCGGAGACGGAGGAAGGCACGAAGCGGAGACTAACAGAGATGGACGGCCAGAAGATTGGAGATAGCCCAAGCGCCGGAGGAGGCGGGTGGGCAGGGTCGCTGGCAATTGGGGCCAGCCTGAATGAGAGCATCTACTCGAAACCCTAAAAGGAGAATATGATGAGAGACTATCCAGTAGGAGCAGCGCAGCAAATGGTACTTGACGCCTTGAACCTCACGGCCAGCGGTCACGGCGACGCAAACCGAATATTCGACGACCTTGGCTTAGTAGTTGCTAGCAAGCGCGAAGGCCGCCGATCGGTTCCGAGCATCACAGTTCTGGATCGAGACAGCGGCGCTTTCAATGCTAGCGGCGAGGGCGTCACCTGGCAGCAATATCCCGACGCAGACTTTTCTAATATTCAGCAGTGGGTTGAGAATTAACCCAACATCTACAATACAAGGAGAAAAGAATGAAAGACCAGAACGTTCGTAACTTGACAGAAAGTGAGATGGACGCATTCCCCGGCGACAGCAGCGTGAACGTCGCCATCCGCTCTGATGACGGCGTCGAGTATTACGGCGATGCCTGCGCCGACTATCCCGACGGCGACGAGGTAGCACAGTTCGTCACTGACGAGGACGGGGATTACATCCCTGTTCAAAATCGTCTTCAGAGAATAGAAACTCTAGCCAAGACGGCTCAGGTAATTGCAATCTAGCCAGGGGCCACCAGTTGCGCGACCTGGCCCAAACCTGCCGCGAGTACTCGCAGCGGACGCGCAGGCAGCAAAATGATTAGCGAGGGGGCTGGTAAAATCCAGCACGCAGGCAAATGTGAGCGCCTGCGGGGAACTTGCGCCGGAGCCGTGAGGCAAACGGGAAACGCTGAGGAGGCCGGAGAGGGGGAACCGGCATCGCTAATCATTGAAACGCGCAGGCAGCGGCCCCTCGGCCCCTGCTGATTGCTGGCCCGACTGGGACACAAAGAGGGGAGTAAGGGAAGTAGCCCAGTATCTTCCCCGGCAATCAACAGGGACAGAGGTAAACTAATCAATTCACAAAAGGAGGCGGCAATGACTAAGCAAGCAGAGGTCACAATTCAAGAACTGAGCAACACCTGGGGCTGCACCTGGGTAGACGAGAGCGGGAAAACCCATTACGGGTTCAGCGATTGCCCGGTGAGCACGCGAACGCGCTTGTGGCTAGAGTGCACTGACGGAGACATTATTAGGCAACTTGTCAGCGCAGGACTAGCAACCATCACAGATACGTGCAAGGGCGCGTATGGCGGTGAGAAACGCACAGCCCACGTGAATATCGCCGCACTGAATACGGCCTGTGACAAATACTGGGATCGGGCTAATGCCCAGGGCAGAGCACAGGAACAGCAACGGCAAGCGTGCCACTATTGCGGACAGCCCGTCAGCAAGACAGGGTTTTTCGGCGAGGCGACTTGTGAAGATTGCAGTTAGCGCGCGGCCCCGTGCGACCGCGCTGGCGCAGGAGACAACAGAGGAGGAGATAATGGCTCGTAATGCTAGCGTAGATGCAATGATGTTAGCCCTGGCACTGGCACTGAGAGAAGAGTCTCAGGAGAGAGCATCCCAGGTCCCGGCCTGGCGTATCCCAAGCAAGGAGAGACGTTCCAGGTCACAAGCTAAGAAACGCAAGGCCAAGCGCAAACGACAGCGCAGGGCCCGACGCAAGAATCGATAACAGCCCCCGCCGCCTGGGCCTGCCGCAGTCTTCGTGGCAGTCGCAGGTGGTGGCAATCACAGAAAAGGAGAAAGCAATGACAAAGTACCAAGAACTCGTAGAAGATTATCAAAACACGATTGACCGTATCAAGGCCGGGCGGAGGAAACTTGCACAACTTGATCGTGAGATCAGCGAACTGGAGACGGCATGCGCTGAACACGCAGACTACACCGACATAGCCGATCTCATGGAAGAGGCGAGCGAGCTCAGTGAAGGCATCATCGAAGACCGTGCGTATCTCGATTATGAGATCCATCGCGAATATGAGAGCGTGCCCTTCGCAAAAGCACGTAATCAGGGCATAACTGGCTTCTATCGGCTGGCAGGATTAGAGCCGCTATAGCCGCCCTCGCCCCGCGCTATCGACGCGCGGCAGCCGAGCCTATAAAAGGAGAGACAGGTGATTATACTGAAAGACGAACAAGGGAAAGTAGTAAGTACAGCCTCCTCAGTGAAGGGGGCAGAGTTGGAAGCGTGGAGAATTCGCGGGAGATACTTCACAAATCCCGTGATCGCCTTCTGGGAGGACGGGCAAAGGATTGGGCAGTATCCGCCCAAAGCCAAAGTCAGCCCTTGACCCGCGTCATCAACACGCGCCCGCTGCGCCTGCCGCGAGTACTCGCGGTGGAGTCTTCGCGGCGGCCCGCCCGGCGCAGAGTCGGGTACGCAAGCGCCACCGGGGAGGCTGGGGGACAATATTAAACCTAAAGGAGAATGAGAAGTGGATACAAAGCTAATAATAGACAGGGAAAAAATCAACCAAATAGCAGCGCAATATTGCATCCCGGCCCAGCGCGTCGCACAGATGCGCAAAAAGACTTGCGGTGGCGGATATAGCACCTATGAAGTGCTAACCGCTAAGGGCAAGGGATGGCATGGGTGTGGTCATCTCCGGTGCACAGTATGCAAATACGGGTGCGCCAAGGGGATTGTCGGGGATGATGCCATAGAGGCATACATGGAAGATTGGCTCGACAAATTCTTTGCTGGCGAGTCTCTACCCACCTATGTTAGACAATGCCTGACAAGTAACACTTGGCCAGAACGCTACTGGTAAAAACAACGCAGGGCCTCGGCCCTCATCGCGTTGGTGCAAAGGAGAAAGCGATGACCATCAAGGACATCCAGATGCAAGTTGATCCGCTGCGCAAAGCCGCGATGATACACGTCCGCTTTTGGCACACTGCGGCCTGGAAGAAGGCGCGGGCAATGCGTGATGACCTCATCGACGAGCACGACCCGGAATGGCCGCATGACCGCTTTTGGAACGCCGTAGACGCAATCTATGAACCAAGTATTGACTAACCCGCCCCTCCCGCCCCGGCCCCGGCGCTGGGACGGGAGCGCAACCAAGGAGGAAGTGATGAACGAGAAATTTGAACGGCGAATTGAAAAGTTGCCGCAGTGGGTACAGCGGTACATCGGCAAACTGCGCCGTGACAATGCCGCGCTGCGTGCCGAGCGTGGCAAGATCGCAGATGGCAACGCCAAGATAACATTCCAAGTTGTATTTGGCGACAAAGTTCACGGCATCCCAGATCGGGCAACTGTGACGTTTCGGATAGGCGGCGGCGTTATAGAATTTGCACTGCGTGATGGCAAGGTGCGCGTGCATGCCCTGGGCGGCCTTGTCATTGAGCCAGCAGCGACAAACGCCGTCAACCTGTCAGTGCGGAGGTAGAATAATGACCATAGAGCTAGAGCAACGTCTTGACCTGGAGCGAGAAGACCGCCGCCACGAGTCCACCCTGGCCCGCCTCGGCGGCAGGGGCAAGTTCACGGGCTGCCACCAGTGCATGTCGCCGGACGGGATGAGGTCAGTGCATCAGGATACAATTGCCAGAATGGATCCGTATGACATCAACCGCAACCGCTGGTATCGCGGGCCAGACGGTGATGAGCGCATATTTCACCAGTGCTGGACTTGCAATTGGACCAGGGTTATACCGGAGGAATTCGCACTGATGACATTATGGGAAGTTCTGAACTGGCGTGATAACGCTGACCCAATGTCCCCCGACTACGAGGCCCTGGCCGCCGAGGAGCCGAGAAGCCAGATCACAGACGCCCGCGATAGCGCGGGGGAGGGATGAGATGAACATAGATGATGCACGCAAACAAATACCAAGATTTCACACTAATATACCAGCCGAAAACGCAGAGTTTATCCGCCAAGCCACTAGGGAAACAGGCTTTGACATAGTAACAGGCAAGGACACCTATAGTGGCCGCGCAAGCCATATCTCAGTTTGGACAAACGAGCCCACTAGCCCGTGACCACGGCCCGTTCTGGCAGGAATACCGCCGCCTTGTAGATGCGGCGAAAGCGGAATGACAGCCCCCCGCCCCGGCGCGCCTGCCTGCCACGGAGACTCGCAGCAAGTTTCGCCGTGCCGGGGCGGGATACCTGACAAGGAGGAAACGATGAAACACCTGAAAGATGCAGAGATACATCTTGAGCGGGCTATATACAGTAACATTGACCGCTCACAATTCAATGCGCTGATGGCTATCGCCCACGCGCTGATTGCACAGGTGGAGACCAATCGCGCACTGGTTACACTAATAGAGCGGCTGCTGGAGCGCCTGCCGCCGCCCGCAGAAACGGCGAGCGAGTGCCAGGCGCGGCTCAAGGAGGAGAAGAATGGTGGAGTTTGAAATAGTGAAGATCGGTGATGCTATCTATGTCAGCATCAACGGTGTTATGAGCACAGCATTTGCTAGACAGAGTATAGTGAGTGGCCGGTGGTTTGTCGAAGTACCAAAAACTTCCTATGTAGCAGAGGCGCTGGATGAGGCAGTGGCGTTAATCGCCGAAGGCCTGGGCAACTGGTACACTATCGCCCAGGGCGCCGAGCGCCTGGTGGAGATGGGCGCGTTCGACGAAGCCCCGTCCAGCCAGATGATGGGTATCTGGTGCCGCGCAGGCAGGTTCCCCGGCGCGGTGAAGGTGCGGGGAAAGGGGGCCAGGGGAGGGGGCGGCGCGTGGCGCATCCCAGAGACTGCGCTACCGATATTCGCGGAATGGAGGGAGGGACGATGACTATCTGGAAAGATGGCGGCATGTACGGAAAGATACGACGAGAGATTGTCAAGGAGAAAGACGGCCATCCTGTTGGCACCGTGCGGGTGAACCTATATATTGCTGACGGCACCGAGCCCTGGTCCGAGGGCGAGGCCAACTTCAGGCTCATCCTGAAAGCGCCGCTGCTACTGGAGGCGCTGGAGGCTATTCGTGATAAGGCGGAACGTATATTGCAAATCATCGAAGCACCTAAGGTTCCGGCGACGTGGGCAGATTGGCAAGCGGTAAGGGCATACGCAAATACCGCCATAGCAGCGGTGAAAGGAGAGCAAGGCGATGAAAAAGCGTAATTGGTTTGAACGCCTAACTGATGCCCTGGGTGGCGGCCAGCAAGGCGCAAGGCGCGCCGCCGGTGCGAGCAAGCACGGGCGCGCCAAAAGTCCACAGCGCAACTGGCGCATGAAAAAGCGCCTGGCTCGCAAGCGCCAGAGGCAGGCGCGGCGGGCGCAGAGGGGGAAACGATGAAACTAATACTTGACAAACCCCTCATTTTGTGTTATAATAAGTCAAGATAGGTTTTGGCTCAACACGCAACAAAAGGAGGTCACTAGCCATAATGACAGTCCAAATTCAAACAAAACACACGAATATGCAGTTACGGCACAGCAGCGCGGGCTGGCTCCCCGGCGGCTGTGCTGAAATTAGCAAAGGAGAACCCTCGTGGAAGCAACCGACTTCACCCGCAATGATTGCCAATTAGGACACAAGCGCATCTCATACGCCCGGCTAGAGCGCGACTATCGTTGCAACGATTGCGGCGGGCGCGTTGTTACCAGGTGGAGCGAGGAGGAGGGTTGGTATCCGTCTTGCCGAAGTTGCGGCGGTCAGGACTTCATCCACGAGCGAGAGTACCAGCGCCAGAAGTGGGAGGCGCTGGAGGTATTGGAGGGATTGCCGCCTGAACTGGCGGCGGCGTTAGGATATGAGCAGATAGACAGCGGCCCCGCCGTGCTGGTTCCGTTGGGGCTGCCTGAGCCTATGGAAATCTAAAAGGAGAGATTAGTAATGCCTATTCCAGGATTGAGAGATCAGCAAGCCGTAAGTTTCCCCAAGATCGGAGATATTCGCAAGGGCGCGCCAAAGAAGGAAAACGGCCAAGTAGGACCAGATTTGACGTACTTTCGATATGCGCCTATTGTAGGAGAAGAGTTAGCAGAAGCAACTTTTCACGAAGTATATGGAGATGAACCCCGCGCGATTAACGTTCTTCTCCCTTTTAGCGAAGTCAGTCGCAACTTTGAAACGTACATGGAACGCCATACGGCGGGCGCGCTCCAGTGTCGGGGCGACATTGAGGGCGGCAAGTGCTACATGTGGCGTGATGATACCGGCAAGATGCGGCATGTACCGAAGGACTGCCCAGCGCCAATCTGCAAGGGTTGTAAAGAGACGGGACGCCTCAAGATCATCATCCCCGAACTGCAACGACTGGGCTACGTCACAGTTCACACGACTAGCAAATGGGACATTATTGAATTGACGCGCAACCTGGGCGCGCTGTGCAAGTTGACCGGCAACGGACTTCAGGGCATTCCGCTGGTACTGAAACGCCGTCCGCGCAAGGTGAGCACGCCACGAAAGGGCGGCAAGCGGGTGCGTCAAGAGAAGTGGCTCTTGTCCATTGAGGCCGATCAGAGATGGGTCAAGGCGCAATTGACGGCGATGGAGGCGGCAGCTCTGCCTTCTTATCCCCCTATTGCCGAATTGCCCCTGCCAGAAGCCGAGGAATTTGACGAAGAGGCATACGTAGCCGCATTCGTAGATGAGGTAACGGGTGAGATCGTGGACGTTAAGCCAATTGAGACTGAAGAGCCTGCCACCGCGAGTACCCGTGGCGGTGAGCCAGAAGCGGAAGAGGGCAACGGCCCCAACTTCCCTATCGCCTGGAAAGCCTATGCTGACAAGGTAGTGAAGGAACTGGGCTATCGCGATATGTACCACGTGATTGATATTCTGCAAAAAGCGGGCGTCTCGCCCGTCTCTGATGCCGCCGGAGATTGCGAGTTCAACCGGGGGGACGTGTGGATTATATTGAGTGAGTATAATCATGAAGGCGAGGTAGGTTGAGATGAAAAAGGTAAATTGGTATCGGGTGTTTAAGACGATCGCCTGTATAATCGCCTGGTTCGCCGCCCTCGCCTTCGTCGCATCTGTAGCCATGTCACTAGCGCGGCTGTATGCCTGAATAGTAGCCGGGCCGCTGGGCTCGGAAAGGAGAGAATAGCAATGAGTGGCGATATTCAAGAGTTGATCGAAAGCGGAACAGGTGTTATAAAGGCGCTTGACGAGGCGCGCCATGCGCACATAGTCGCCGTTCTCGCACTTGCTGAGAGTGAGCAGAGCCTGACGCTTGCTGGCGCGCTTGCTGAAAACCGCGCTATCGTGGCTGCTGGTGGGGTAAAGTCACTAGGTGCGAATGAAAACGCTCGCAAGCGGGCGCTGATAATTGCGCTGGGGCACGATGGAATCTACCAGGGGGCATACCGCTCCTCTATGCAGGCGCTAAGCGACATGAAGATAGCCCAGGCGCAGGTTGCCGCGCTGGGGGATACGCTGGGCCTGCTAAAAGCGTCGCTGTACGCAAGCGCAAGGCAGGATTAACAGCATCCGGGCCGCTGGCTCTGCCGCGAGTACCACCGCGAGAGTACCACCGCGATACTCGTGGCGGGGCTCTCGCGGCGGGGCTCGCAGCGGGCGCGTCGGCGGCTCGGACTTAACAATCACATAGCGCCCCCCACGCACGGGCAAGGTGCGGAGCCTCTCGGATGAAAAAAGGGCGAGGCCGTAGCCGAGTAGCGGCCGTGTCTCTCAATGAGAGATCGTCCCCGGAAAAGGGACGGGGCGCTGATAGCGCGGGCGGCGCATCCACCGCGAGAGTACTCTCATGGCAGGCCCGTTGCCGATGGAAAGGAGAACTATGGATAACATCATTTATCTGAAAACGCAACGCGGCGTGGAATACATTGCGGGTGCTAATTGCGAGCGAATTGAGGAGCACCCCGCTCGCGGCGAGGGTGACAAGTGGTTCTACGATGTCTATGACAAAAACGAGGGAGTCATCATTCGCATATTTGACGCGCTGGAGGTTCACTTGGAATGGTTGGAGGAGGACTAATGCAACCCGGAAGCCTAGCAAACTTCCTAGCCCTCTGCGCCTTTCTATTCACCGGTTTCGCGGCGCTGGCGCTGTGGAACTGGAAGCCCGCTGCGAGTACTCGCGGCAGGCGTGGAGGGAGCGATGACAATAGACTTGAGCACCTTTGAGGCGTGGGCGCTGCTGACAAAGGAACGCAAAACCGAAACCTTTGTAGATGAAACACGACTAGCAAGCTTTGCCGTATTGCACGACCTTGCCCATCGCAACGAAGACCCGCCACCTTGCCTCACCCGCTGGCTGGCGAGCACGTGGGGCTGCTCAGCGCAATCTGTGAAAACGCTGGCGCGAATATTTGAGACGTTCGGCGCGGATGAAATCACGCCAGATGTGCCGCTGAGCCTGTGGAACGCCTTAATGGAGACAGATGATCCCCAAGCGTGGCTGGAACGGGCACTGGCGGAAGGCTTGTCAGCGCGGGACGTGAGGGATATTTATGGTAGCCTCAAAGGCAAGCACCTATCCTCTTGCCAGTTCGCCGGTGAGGTCATAGTCAAAGAATGGCACGTGCCAACCGGCACCGTCACCGTCGCTGGCTTGCCAATCTCTGGCGAGCAGCCGGCAAGAGTACATGCGGCAATGCGCGAGGTGTTATGAACCAACAAGCAGTTAAGACCTTACTCGCTGAAACTGAGCAACTGTGGCTCATAGTAGTCGAGGCGCGACGGGCGGCTGCTGCTAAAGAGCGGGAATACCGAGCAGCATTGTTAAAGTGGGATGAGGCAGAGACAAGGAGGAGGCAGGATGAGCGACAAAGAGACAGTTGAGCAATTGCGCGCTGAACTGGCGCAGGCCCACATTGAGCTAAGGCAAGTCAAAAAACTCTGGCTCAACCGGGCGGGCGCGACGCAATTGCGCAACGAACTGAAAGACCTGCGAGGCGCAAACCGGGCGCTTGGGCAGCAGTTGGCAGACCTGACAGACAACCGTGACTATTGGTATGACAAGGCGCTGGAGGCCGAGGCCGAACGTGACGAGGCGCGCAAAGAGGCGCAGGAGCAAAGCGACGAAGTCCAGGAGCACTGGCTCAGCCCGGCGGAGGCGGTGGGGCTGCAGCGGCAGTTGGCACAGGCGGTAGTAGCACAGGCCGACGCCGAACTCGCCGCGCACGTCCACGACAAGGCGTGCTGTGAACTGGCGCAGACCGTGCGTACTGAGCGGGCGTTGAGGCGGGAGCAAAAACGGATACTGAATAGCAAGCGCCAACTGCTACGAGAGATGGCCCAACGCGCCACCCGCGCCGAGGCACTGGCGGGGCTGGTGACGCCGGGGCTGGAGAGGCTGCTGGTGCGATTAAGCTCTGCCTGGATACCGCTAAAAGATCAGATGAAAGTCCGCGCCCTCGCAGCACAGATCAGGGAGGCGCTAGATGAACACTAAACAGCAAGATGCTTGGAGAGACCTGGTACGGCAGTGTAAGATACAATGCACAGAGCCGTTTTATAGTTCCATTAACGTTGCCAGTCGGATACGCAGCGAGGCAATAGTAGCGGCAGGTGAGTTGGTGGAATTAGTGACGCCAGAACTGGCGGAGATGCTGGAAGTGCTGGCAAATGCTACAGAGAACGATGAAATCTATGCCCTCGCCGCCCGCATCAGGGAGGCGCTGGAGGAGGCAGAATGAGCATCGGCGTCTTGTGGTTTGACGATGATCCTGTCCGCACCCTGGACGAGAAGGTGCAAGCCGCTTGTGGTCGCCACTGGATTAAATTTGGCACACGGGCTAATACCGTCTACGTTCATCCGTCAGAAGTCGAGACAGGACTAACAACTGTAATGACGTCAGGGGGCGGTGCCCAGGTGATAGCGAATAAAGCAACGCTCCAGCATCACTACTTCGCGGTGAGGGAAGATGCCTGAGCCAGCCTGCCCGCGCTGTGAGAGTAGCCGCGTCTATCGTGAAACTCGGCGAGTACCACGATGTGCATACCGTGACCTTATAGATACGGGCAAGACACAAGCCGGATGGTGGGCATGTCAAAGACCAGGCTGCTGGTACAAATGGGACGGCATCACAGACAGCGGTGACGGCGTGCTACCGGCTGGCGTGGTGGCGCGGGGCAAGCCGACGGTTCGGGCGACAGAGGAGAAAACCAATGACTAAACCACCTGAGACCATATACCTACAATGCTATGATGAAACTGAAGAATTGCTCAACCTCGTCCACGACGATGTGACCTGGTGCGTTGACCAGATAAATGAGCGCGACGCCACCTATACCCTGGCGGGCTATTGGCAACTCCGCTACGAAGCCTCGCAGCGGATGCTGGCGCGGGTGATGCGCGAGAACCGCGTCAGGGGGGAGTGCCTAAAAGTGGCGACGGGAGCATTAGAGGTAATAAAGGTACTAAAGTGGTACGTCTCAATACGATGGTTAAAGATACATGCCGGTAGTGCACTAGATGAAATTGAAACGCGCCTGGCCCAACTGGAGCCGGAGGAGGAGGCGGGATGACAGTCTATCATCTCAAAAAGAGTGAGCCAGAATTCCTGCTTAGCATTCCTGATCACATCATAGAAAAAGCCTGTGCTGCCTACTGGGACACTGGATTATACCCAGGTCAATTAAAATGGACAGATTTGGTCCAGCGAGAAGACCATCGAGTATCCGACATAAGACTTGCTATCCACGCTGCTCTATCAGTGACCTGGGCAGAACTAGAACCCGCCCCCGACGCCCTGCCCTGCGGCCTCACGCGCGAGGAGGCAGCCGATGGCAGAACTTAGCCGACTGTGCTGCCCCACCGCGCTTCTCATTCTTGCCGTCCTGATTGTCATAGTATACGCCGCCATGATAATGTCGGGGCGCGCCAGCGACAACGCCGGGGAAATAGAGAATAATCTATGAAAGAACACCTCCACGTCATGGTACCTGATGAACTGCTGGCCGCGCTGGATGCCTACGCCAAAGAGCACGGCCTGAACCGCTCCGAGGCCGCGCGGCTGGCAGTCTGGCGCATGCTGAATGCGCCGGGGCCTTATACAGCGCCTATCCTTCTGAACTGGCAAACGGAAGCCTATACCCGGCTCTTGCGCAGTCTATTCGGTAAGGAGAACCTGGTACTCACCGCCGACGTACGCCCACTACTCGAAGAGGCTGTTGCCGCGCTGAACGCGCGTTCAGCGCAGGTGTTGAATTTGCGCCTTGGCCTGAACGGTCCACGGCATACGCTGACGGATGTGGCAGCGGCGATGGGCACTACCCGCGAGCGCGTGCGGCAGGTGGAGCATACGGCGCTGAGGCGGGTGCGGAGGTGGTGCCGGCGGGCCGGGATTTGGGATTTGATTGGGGAGCAATTACTTGAGGAGGAAATAGCGTGAGTAACTGGCATATGGGATCACCAAAAGACGTAGAAGGTGAGTGCAACGCCTGGCTGCTTCTTGCTGATGATTATCACGACAATTTATGCACGGTGCGCTGCAGGTTGCTAGCAGAACATAAGGGCGTGCACAAAGAGGAATTTGAGCGTGACGGGCAACCAGTGATTATCACCTGGTACATAGACGAACGCAAAGAAGAAGAGGAACGGCAAAGAATATTGGCAGAAGAAGAGGAAGCCGAGCGCCTGGCGGCTGAGACAGAGCGGGCGCAGGATGAGGAGGCAAATGATGCCGAATAGATGGGACAGCAAGTGGGATCACTTTTGCTTCGTGCGAGCCAGTAGCCCGTCGCTGCGCGGGTGGCTGTGGTTTGCGGCGGCGCTGGTGGCGGTGGTAGGAATTGCGGCAGCGGTGGCGAAGTACTGGCTTTCATGAGCCGGGCGGCGGGAACGGGGAGTTGACAAAACATCTAGCAGAAAAGGAGAGAACAAATGACGCTAAATGAGGCACGCGAGGTTCTAGCAGGCGCAGCGTGGACGCGCGAAACACCGCTCGTTGCATTGTTTGACGAGATCATAGAGAAGTATGATAAACCGCTCATTGACCAGGAAGGCAAGCAACGGCCTAGCGCGGTGACGAGGAGGTTCGCAGACTACCAGCGCGGCCAGGTGTCCAGCGGGCGCGTCGCGCAACTGGTGGTTAGTTTGCGGCAGCAAAACGGGATGCCGCTGTATGCGTTGCAGGGTTGACAGAAGCGGCAGAACGGGGAGTTGACGGGGGCGGGGGAAGTGGGGAGTTGACAAATTCAAATTCGGAAAGTATAATAATATAGTAAGCCAAGGAGGGCAAAATGGGAAAGTTACACGAATTGCTAGCAGTTGAATCTGACCTGAAAGGACAAGCACAGCGAGACCTACACCGCACTCTGAGCATGTTCACAGACGGCAAGGGTAAGCTCGTCGGCTCGGTCCGCAACTACCAGCCGCTACAAGAAGGCGGTGAGAATTTCGCCGATGAGATCACGATATTGGCTTCGACGGTCAACGCCGAACTCAGCCAAGCGTTATCCTCATTTAGCCAGTGGATGGACGCTGCCGTCCAAAAAGAGACGACTAACCGGGAAACGGCAGCGGACATCATCATCGGCGAGGAAACCATCGTCGAGAACCTGCCCGCACCCGCGCTGCTGAACCTGGAGAGCAAGCTGGGCGAGATCCGCAAGATATACGCGGCCATCCCGACCAACGATCCCGCCGAGCAGTGGAAATGGGACGAGCAGTCGGAATGCTACATCTCCAATCCGCGCACGACCTATAAGACAAAAAAGACGCCACGGGCACACATAGCCTATGAGGCGACGCCAGAACACCCGGCGCAAGTCCAGGTTTTCAACGAAGACGTCCGGGTGGGAGAGTGGACGACCGTCATCCAGTCCGGCATGCTCACCCCGCGTGACAAGCGGCGGCTGCTGGCGCGGCTTGACACCCTGGCGCGGGCCGTGAAACAGGCGCGGCAACGGGCGAACGACATCGACGCCGTGAACATCACGGTGGCCGAAAAACTGTTCGCCTTCATACATCGGGAGTAGCCTTGTTGTGAGTTTCACACTCAGCATAGATTGAGCGTCTTGCTCCAACAGGTTCACTTAGGAGCGTGTCAGTGAAACGTTGCGGTTTCTACCTGAAAGCCCAGGCGGGGGTTCAAATCCCCTCTCGGCCTCTACGTGGCCGGGTAGTCCAGTGGAAGGATAGGGCAATAAGCAATGAGACCCCGACACGCCACGGCACACAGGCTCCGCAAACGGCGGGGGCGGCCTAGGATAGAGGCCGTTCCCGCCACTTTTGCTCTTGACAAGTTGAGAGAAATTTGGTATAATTATGAGTGAAGGAAAAGCCTGTAGCGGGCATATAAACGACGTATGATAGACTACCGTTTTTTGAGATTGTTCATCGCCTTCCCACACGTCGGGGACGCTATGAGGTTGTGAATAATCCCAAACAACGGTTTTTTGTTTTGAAAGGAGTCTATGAGTAAAGATTGCTATGGAACCCAGAGAACTCGCCATCGTGCACGCTGTATTCTTACAGCACGTAAAATCTTTGATGGTACTTGGTCGGTAGTTGGCGGCAAGGAGAATCACGGCGTTACCGTAGCCGATGATAAATATCAATGCGATTGCGGGAAACAAGAGACGGCGACAGATAGGATGTGCTCGCATTGCCTAGCGGTATGGGCAGAGATTCACGAAAACACGATTTTCTCAAAAGCACTTTGACAAGGAAGGCTCAAATGCCTTGGAGCAAACTTGATGATCAATTTCACTGCCATCCAAAAGTAATAGCCGTAGGTTCCGATGGTGTAGCTCTTTTCGCCTTGGGCTTATCTTGGTGTGGCGGCTCATTGACTAATGGCTTTATACCAGAGGCACAAGTATCCCGACTGTCATTATCTGACAATTCGTCAGCCGTTGCAGAACGATTAGTTGAGGTGGGCTTATGGGAGAGGAGAGATGGCGGTTATCAGATTCACGACTATCTAAAGTATAATCCATCAGCCACACAAATAAAGGCGCGGCGAGCTGCAAGCGCAGAACGTCAAGCAAAGTGGCGCGGAGAGCGAATGCCAGAACTAGAGGGGGCACAAGAGAATGAAAAAAGTAACGGCGTTACTAACACCGTTACTGACACTGTTATTAACGCTGCTCCCGTCCCCGTCCCCGTCCCCGTCCCCGTCCCCAAATCCCCTTCCTCAAAAGAGAAGACGCCTTCGGCGGCTAACGCCCCTGCGCCCAAGAAAAAGCGCAAACGTCAACCATCCAAAACGAAGACACCTGTCCCAGAGGCCGTCAAGGTATTCCGAGCAAATGCCCATTGCTATCCGCCCAAAGCGTGGTTTCCCAAGATTGCAGAGACTGTTGGCGAAAAGCCTGCCGACCTAGAGTTTTGGGGCCAGGTCGTATTTGCATACGTCGGCCTGGGCTGGAATCGCAACAACGCCAAGAATATGCTGGACTACTATGAGAAGCGGGAGATACCGGAAGTGAAAGGACAACGAGCCAAGAGCAATACTACCAACGCCCCTGACGAATGGTTAGCCCGCCGGCAAGAAGCAGGGATGCCATGATAGGCCCTGCCGAGTTTCGCAAATTGATGCAGTTTCTAAATAACGCCTACCCGCGTTTCACGCTGGAGCCAGAGACGATTGAGGTGTACTACCAGATATTGAGTGACCTTCCGCTCGACCTGGTCAAAGCGGCAATCCTGCAACTGATCACCGAGGACTCGCCCTGGTGTCCCGCTGTGGGCCAGATCCGGAGTTGCGCCTTTGACCTGCTCGACCGCGAGTCCGGCGTACCAACTGCCTGGGACGCCTGGGCCGAAGTATGCAAGCGCATCGGCGATCACGGTAATACATGCCCGCCCTCACTACCAGAATTTAGCCATCCGCTAATACAATGTACAGTTGACGGCGTGGGCGGCTGGCTTGACTTATGCATGAGCATGAACCGCATAGCAGACCGGGCGCGGTTCGTGCAAGCCTACGAGGCACTGGCGAAGCGCGAGCGGATGCAAGTGCGGATGTTACCGCGGGCTAGAGAAGTGTTAGAATTGGCAAGCCTCAAGATGAAACAGGTAGAGGCCGGAACGGGCGGAACTGGAAACCCGCCGCCCCTGAGCCCATAGGAGGAATTATTATGGCTTGGCGTATAGTGAAGCAACCCAACGGAAAATTCGCGCGATTCTCTGACATCGTGGATGACTTTACTGCAATGGATATGACAGAACCTGAGGTTTATAGTCTTTGTCGTGTTCACCTTGGAATTAAAGACGCAGAACGCAAGGTACAGGCGGGGATGGAAGATTGGAGGCCATGGACGACGGGCGCAGTAAAAGGGAATGGTACTGAGCGATGGGAAGATAGTCTTAATACTATTGAGAATGTACACGGCAGACAAGTTGCCGAGGAGCGGCGCTTGGTGGGAATAGCCCGCCGCCCCTGAGCCTGTAGCCGGCGGCGCGGGCAATAGATGAAAGGAGAGATATGACTATTCCAACAGCACTGGCCCCAACAGCGAAGCTAGCAACACCAAGGGTTAAAAAGTTTGTCAAGGGCCTGCTCGAGCTATTCGGACCGTCTGCTCAACTGGCAAACTTCTTTCTGTGTGAGCCTGGTACTAATCAGGTGTTCGGGCGCAAAGAGAGTTGGGTTGAAGCAAACTGGGGAGCCGATATTATAGCAGATCGCTTTAGCACGGCAGATTTAGAGACGATGTGTCAAAAGTCAAGGGTTATTCGCGTTGGTGATGCGGTTGTATACCCGCACCCGCGTGACAGCAAGATACAAATACGGTTATGGCTGTTCGCGCGGGTGATGCGCTACTAGCCGACGGCGCAGAGACAAAGGAGAGATAGATGGACATTGTGACAACCCACGAAATACAAAATCTGATAGGTAGAATAGTCATAGCGGCAGTCTGTAGCATTCTGTCCTGGTATATTGCGTTCAGGCAAACGCCAGAACTAGACGGCGTCAAAAACGCGTGTCTTTATCGCACGAGTTATGGAATGATGGTACTGCGTGGCATGGGGTTTATAGCGTTTACTATATTCAATTTGTTCCCAATGGAATAGAGACAAAGGAGAGATAGATGAAAAACCCGGTAGCGATGAATAACGATGCCAGGGCAATCAGGGAAATCTCTACGCCAGGAGAAAATACTGCCTACTGGGGCGTAGGGAGTATTGGCATAACACAAATTGTGCCATATCTGGAGAACGGTCAAGTCTGGTTTGCAGTCTACAAGGGCGACTGGCTGGCATACCGGGTAAACGCGGCGAGGGTTGAGTATGTGTGGTATGGAAGGCCGCCAGAGTAGACGCAAAGGAGAGATAGTGGACAAGATCGGGGACAAAAAGGAGCGGGATGCAGGTAGATAACTGGACAGGACTGTACCACGAGGGCTGGGGCCAGAACCGACTACGCCCCGCATCATTTGCCCATCCTGCAAAAAACAGTTACGGTCTATCCGTGCGCATCTACGAGCACGCGCTGGAGGAGGGCTGGGTCAAGGCCGGTGATTACGTGGTGGATTGCTTCTCCGGAATCGGCGGCTTTGCCTTGGAGGCAATGCGCCACGGCCTGCATTTTAGAGGTGTAGAATTGGAGCAACGCTTTGTTGATATGGGCCAGGGCTGCGACTGTACTGGCATCACGAAGGCCGACTGGGTACGCTACCAGGGCCGCTGGGACAGGATGCGCTACGAGGGCGGGCGTCACTGGTGTCCTGAGTGCCTGATGAAAGCGGCAGTAGTAGCAGGGGAACGGAAGTTCAAAGTAGCAGAGAAGCGGAAGATCAAGCCACTACCGCTACCGGGCACGAAGTGGGGCGCACTCGCCAAGACGTGCCAAGCGACGCTGTTTGACGCTGCTGCGCCGACGGCGTCCTACGTGCGCAACAACGGCAAGATACCGTGCACAGGTGTACACCGGTATCATGGGAACATAGAGACGTGGGAGGCGCAGGGAATGCCGGGCACCGCCGTCATAGTGCAAGGCGACTCGCGGCGGCTGGGGGCGGTGCTGGAGCGGGCGCGGATCTGCGTTTCAAGTCCGCCATACACTGCCTTTACCGCTTCCGATGCAGGCTTCAGGCCACCTCATGCACGTGCTGAATTTGGCAGGGATGAGAAGGCTCCCTCATCGGCGCAAATGGCAGATGAAAGCGGCTACGGCCAAACTCCAGGCAACCTCGGCAACCTGCCCGACACCGGCTTCGAGGCGGCGCTGGGGCAGCAGGGGCATACCGTAACACCTAAAACGCCCCAAAGTGCCGTACAGTCGCCCTGTGATGCGCAGGGGGAAGGTGGCAGTGCATCCTCAGTGCCGGAAAGTAGGCCGGTGATGGCTGTGGCGTCGCCACCATTTGGCGCAGCCGAGACGCGCAATCGTACACCGTTTCAAGGCGGTGATGTGGCTGACATGATGAGTCGTGCATACACGCAGGACAAGCAAGGAACATCACCCGGCCAACTCGCCGCCCTGCCCGAAGGCTCCCACGCGGAGGCTTGCGAGCGGCCCGTCTGTGCAATTTCCTCGCCGCCCTACGGGGATTGGAAACTTGGCAGTACGCCCATTGAGAATCCAAATGCCGAGAAGTATGCTATCCGAAAAGGACAACCTGGGAATGATGGGCTTAAGGAATATGGAGACAGCGTGGGCCAATTAGCCCAAATGCCCCCCGGCGACCACGCTGAGGCGCTGGAGGCGGGTGCGGCGGCGGTGATCTCTAGTCCGCCGTGGGAGGGCAACTTGGCACAAGATGGACGCGGTACTGCGAACCTAAAGATCGTCAAACAGATAGAGAAAAAGTATAACCGACGCTATACTGAGCGGTCATTTCCAACTGGCAATTATAGTGATGTTAATGGTCAACTGGGCAACGAAACCGGCTCCACGTTCTGGGCCGCGTCGCGGGAGATTCTGGAGGAAGTGTATAAAGTTCTAGCGCCCGGTGCTCACGCAATTTTTGTCTGCAAACGATTCGTGCGGGACAAAAAGATTGTCGAATTCAGCACGCAATGGGCGCATCTATGCGAGGCCGTTGGCTTTAAGTGGATTCATCACCACAAGGCGTGGCTAGTGGAGGAACACGGGGCACAGCATACGCTAGAGGGTGGGTTGGAGAGGCGAATAATCAGGCGCTTTTCCTTCTTTCGCTTTATACACTTTCAGAAATTTCCCAAGTTAGCTATAGAATACGAGGATGTTCTCTGCTTTGTTAAGTGACCTGGGTTGACAATTAGTATGAACCCTGCTATAATGCTCTCAGGAGGTGAACCATGAACTGGGACTGGATAGCAGGTTTTATGGAGGGTGAGGGTCATATCTATTGGCAATGGGGAAAGAAAGGAACTAAGCAAGGAACCCATGGTAGTATCATAATAGGGCAGAAATGCAAAGACCCGCTTGTGGCAATTCGTGAATTTCTTCTGAAAGATGGATATGAAAACCCTATATTGTACTTCAGACCAGCATCACAAAAAGCCAAGGTAAGCGGGGATATTTGGATACTTGCTCTCAATAGACGTAATGATGTTATACGCTTCCTTGAGGGCGTCTATGATGGACTATTTCAAAAGCAAGAGAAGGCCAAATTTGTAATGGATACCCTCAGGCAGTTGAATCGAGAAAGAAAGGAAATCTTGGAAAAAGCCAAGGCGCTTCGGGGCAGCGGCAGGACATGGCGCGAAATATCTCGATTGACTGGAGTGGGACGTACTGCCTTGATGAACTACTTTAAGGCAGAAGGCATTGACATGAGGTATGGTAAAAGAGACCTGTCCATTTCTTGGAAGCAAGATAGAGTTAATTGTGGCTTATGCGAGGTTTGCGGCAAGCCGCGCGGCGAGAATGGTACTAAGCGCAAATGCCGAAAATGCGCCGATCACTTTAATGAATACAGCAGGAACAGGCGTAAACAAATACTTGACGCTGGACTATGTAGGAATTGTCGGAAGCCACGTGGCGATGATGGCACCAAAACTCTATGCCGTTCATGTGCCGATAGACATAATACACGACGTTGGATTAAAGAAGGCACGGAGAAGCCGCAATGTTCCGCAAGTGCATCAAATCGGTACTGCTGTGCGACGTGCTGCGGCTGCCGTGGGGGGTTTGCCGATGACTGACAGCCAGCGTCCGCGCTACACGAAGCGCGACGCCAATCAGCCGGAGATCGTGGATGACCTGCGCGGTCTAGGGTTCTATGTTCTCGACCTGGCCGACGTTGGCGGTGACGCTTTGGACATCTTCGTCTGCGGCCACATCGGCGGCGGCGAGTGGCGCTGGCTGGCTGTGGAGATCAAGACGCCAGACGGACGGCTCACCAATAATCAGAAACTGTTCTTTGAGATGTGGCCCGACGCGCCAGCGATAGTGGCGCAGGCGACGGAGGACGTATTGAGGTGGTACGGGAGGATGCAAAATGAGCACATTGACACCGTTTGACCTCGCCGCCTTGACACTGGCGGGGCTGGCTTCTCTGGGGCTGCTGGTGACGCTGGCCGTGTCTTGGATATTTTGCAAGCGGCAAAAAGAGCGGCCGTCCCATATCCGCGATAGTGCGGACTACAAGCGAGGAGTATGACATGGCTTTTTTGACATCCGAACAAACCGGCGGGCCGCCTGTCTTCGCACTGCGCCAACATAACTTCTACCTGGCCGTGGATTTTCCAAACTGGCATACCCAGGCATTCAATGTCCGGCAATTGGCTAAGGTACTATCTGCCGCAGCACAGGCACAGGGGAAGTTGGGCCACTCTGCGGGAGATACGTGGCAAGAGCATGCTAGTTTGATTAAATTAGCGTGCATGGATGGACAATTATTCAAATGGTTGGACAAGATAGGAGATGGAGATGATAGCAACTAAAAGTTTCATAGGTATGGGTCTGGTGATGCTGCTGGCCCTCGGCCTGGCGGCGCTGACGCTGCTGGCGCAGGTGAACGTGGCCGCTACAATCTGGCGGGCTCAACCGGTGGCACAGAAGGCGACGATAGACTGGCTGTCGCCTGACCAGATATACGTACCAGACGACCTGGTGATTAGAGCGCATGCTGCGAAGCATAACGGCGAAGCGGAGCAAATATACACACTGCTCTTGCAAGGCCAGTGCGCGGCAGTCGCGAAGTTTTGCGGCGGCAGTAATATCGAGAACCTGTATACCTGCGTGGATCCCGTGACGGGAATCGTGGGAGCGATCCTACAATTTGGCGATGAGATTACTACGGGTTATTATGAGCGCGGTGGTTCAGGCCACTGGGCCGGTAGAACTGTGAGAGAGAATTGGAGGGTATGCGCCGATGACTGAACTAGATGAAATGACCAACGATGAGATTTGGGAGCAGGTAGAAGATTGCTTTGATAACATGCGCATGGACGTAGAGAACCGCTGCTATCGCGAGCATAGCATGACTGGGGCGCGACACATTCAGCACCTGGTGCGCCAGCACCTAATCTGGATTGACCGCGCGCTGTTGGAGATTGAGATACGGGCAGAAAATGAATAACACTAAGCCTACTACCGAAAGCGCAGAGAACCAAGATGTCCCAGAAGAGCCCCAGGTAGCAGGTGCTCCCCGCCCATTATGATTCTTAGAAGCCAATACAGGGGACGTGTTTTTTATGATACGAATACTTTCGTGGGGCTGTGGGGTTCAATCTACTACCCTGGGTGAGATGAGCGCCAGGGGGGACTTGCCGCGCCTGGACGCCATTCTCACATCGGATACCGGGTGGGAGCGGCAAGCCACGTATGACATTCGGGATTGGTATATGGCCCGCTGGCGCAAGATGGGCATGCGCGTTGAGGTTATTGCGGGTGGCGATGTTCGGCGGGAAGGGGCGGTAGAACACGTACACATTCCATTCTGGACTAGTGACGGCGGGCCGCTGCAACGGCAATGCACACGTCATTTTAAGATCACGCCAATAAAACGACGTTCGCGAGAATTGGCGGGCTATCATGCCACGCTTCCGCCACATCCCCCACCCGGTATTATTGAGACCTGGTTGGGCATTAGCCTGGATGAGTATACACGGATGAAACATAGCCATGTCAAATTCATCACTCATCGCTACCCGCTGGTGGGGTTGCGGATTGATCGGCAGGATTGTATTGAGTGGTTAAAAGAGCGTGGATTGCCTGTGCCGGTCAAATCAGCTTGCATCGGCTGCCCGTATCGGCGGGCGAGCGAATGGCTGGAGATGCGCAAGCAAGCGCCAGAGGAGTTTGCGGCGGCAGTTGCATTTGATGAGGAGAACCGCCATAACCCACTGGCTGAGCGTGGAGGCTCAACCGCCGATGAATTGTATGTCTGGAAGGATGGCCCGCTAGTGTCTGCCGACTTGGAACTTGCGGCTAAGCATGAGCGGGTAACATACGGCTTTCAAGCGCCGATGTTTGTCTGTGAGAGTGGCTACTGCTGGACGTAAGACGCAGGAAGGTCACGGAAATAACACTCCCACGAATCTGTCAACGGCAACTGAAGACGCGCCGCTCAACAAGGCTACAGCGACGATGAGCTTTAGCGTTCGCGCCCTGACGCCTGCAAGATCGGTCTTCATCGTCTCTTGTTGTGTTTCAACGGCAGTGATGCGCGCCCGGTCTTCGACGCTAGAGACCTCTGCGTCTTGCTGGCGCTGACAGAACGTTGTAAGTTTATCTTCTACCCGTGCCAGTGATAGCATGACCTGCGTGTGCTGTTGGACTTGCCGTTCCTGCAATACTGCGTTGGTGATGCGTGGTGTCGATGTCATTATCCTATCCTCAACGATGCGTCTACCATGTCAGGGTCGAGGTGCGCTTTCAGTATCGACACCGGATCGATCCAGCGCACGCCAGAGACCAGCCAGCAGCCAGGGTGAAAGGCGTCTAGCGCCATGTCGAAGTGGAGATGGTCGCCACCCGGCGCATAAGAGCCGAGATGTCCCAAGCATTGCCCGGCCTCTACCGCCAGGCCAGGCCGTAGGTTCAGGAAAGTCTCATCGCGTGCCAAGTGCCAGTATCGAGCGTACAGCGGCACATCATCGTGGTACACTTTGATGACCACGCTGGCAAGGTTGCGCGTAGTATGCCAGGTTCCGTACACCTCGCCGGCGGCTATGGCCCATACCGGTTGACCCCTGTCTACATCCCCGCGCGGTGGCACCTCGACGTTGTAATCAATACCGCTGTGTTTGTAACCGTTATTCTTGACACCTGTCAGGTCGTGGACGCTGGCGACATACCATTTCTCAATTGGGTACTCATCCGAGCCAACAGGAAAGTGCCAGGACAAAGGCTTGTCCAGCGTCCTAAAGTATGCCCGGCCCTCCAGTGTCTGCAAGATGAAGTCCGCACCTGCCTCAGTGATCATGTATACATCTAGCCCCGGCGTACCGTCAACACGTAGAACGTTCGCTGCTAGTTCGGCATGCTCAGTTTTGAGATATACTAGGCCGCCATTGAGGTCTCGGATCAGTTCCTCTATCGTGTTCATTCTAACCCCCTCTAACCCTATACCCGCCTTATTCTTACTTTACTCTAACCTTACCACTGGTAGGAATACCCGGTACGTTACGTTCAAAAGTACCACATCATCCCATACCGCGTCGTTGTGCTTAAATGCCCACCGCGTCCTACTGCGCAGGAACACCGTCACTGTCTCTGCCTGCGCTGTAGCCTCGACACTGAGTTGGTACGCGTAGCCGTTGTATATCGCCCAGGCGTCACCCCACACGACGGTATCGGCATACGGGTCGAGGCCGCCCGTCGGGTCTATCCCCACGCTGAAAAGGAAGTTGCCAACGGCATCGTTCCACACATCGCCGTTCAGCGGCGGTATTCTATCTGCCGGTATCGCTATGGTTTCCCGCCCCACGCCACACGAGCAGCGCCCGTCGTCGGCGCACCACTCATATCCTGACAGGCTATGGTTGCTCCAGGCGTGCGCATAGGCCGTCAGGCGCAACCGCTGCCCCGGCTTGACTTGCACCTGTTGCAAGAACCCCGCGTCATGCCGGCGGTTAAACGTAAATAGCAGGGTAGCCTTTTCGCCTGTACGCACCCGGCGCGGGTCTACGTATCTCCAAGCGTCGCGCACCTCTGGCTGGTCAAATATTCCCGGATCATGTCGGAACCATGTTACCCAACCGCCAGAAGGCGAAAAAATGTTTCCTATATCTGTCTCATATGGCTCACCGTCAGCGGGAAATATGAGGCAGCGGTGGCTTTTGTCTATTCCCCAGTCCGCCTCAAAGTTGCCGTTGTCCAGCAGCGGCTCAGGCGCTTGTGCTTGGCGGGAGACGCACCCGGCCAGCAGAATTAGGATTGCAATCAGCAAGAATGCTTTTTTCACTATTTCCCTCAAACTGTCATCGTAATGACGCCCGGCAGCGCGCCGGGCCTTACGTCGTCGTAGGATGCAGTATCGTCGCCGATGCGGAATTCGTCGAAGTAGAACAACCGCCACTCAGAGTTAGTTTCATCTTCGCCCGCCCACGGCCATTTGTAGACGCCAAAAGTGGGGTAGGGCCCGATGACATCATTATAACAGTTCCCGCCCGACACGTCAAGCACCTGCGTGCCGTTGCGCCAGACTTCGAGCAGGCCGTCGCCGTTGTTGGCATAATCGAAGATGATGTGAAAGACCCAATCTGTCCAGCGCCCGACGTCGTCTCCCATTGGCAACATCATTTCGTACCATTCGGTGTGCTCGACTCCCCCTGTCGTCATTTCGCGGGTGTCCCACAGCCGCCAGATGCGCCAGTAGTTAACCAGTCCCCCCTCGTCTTGGGTGTCAACGACTAAGGCAATCATTGGGTTGCGTGAGTCTTCGCCGTCATCTGGGCTGCCGTGCACCTGGAAGACGACGTCGGAGAGGCCAACCGGATCGGATACCAGGTCGGCCTGGACGTATATGGAGAAGCCGATCCAATATTCGTCGCCGATGGTGAAGTTGAATTCATCTTGCGTTTCCGGCTCGCCTTCCGGGTCGTCCTGGACGGTTACCATCGTGCGGAATGAGTGTTCGGACTCAGTGCGGTGGAGGTAGGCGCGCATCGAATATACCCCACGGCGCACGGGATAACTGACACGCGAGATGACTTCCGGCGTATTGTGATTATTCGTGGTATAAAAGCCAGTCAGGTTGCCGTATTCAAAGTCGCCGCTATCGAACACGATTCCGATTCGGGCCATTTATTTCTTGCCGCCCTTTTCTGGTTCTGGTGGCATAGGCCCGACCATCACTTGCTCGTCAAACGCCAGCACAAAGGTTCCGCTCACGCCTGGCATCCATGTCGGCACGATAGTCGTGGTGCAGTTGTATTCCCGCTCTAACTGCGACCGCGCCTGCATGAACGCCTGCCCCCGCTGTTGCTCCTCTGTTGCAATCGCCGTTGCAATCGTGCTCATTCGTACCTCCTTATGTCAGCGTCACGGTTACCGCAATATTCACCTCTGCCACTGCGCCAGAGACGGCAGAAACATCAACCGTGAGATAAGCGCCCGCCGCCAATGTCGAATTGTTAAACCCGGCAGTGACGCTTTCGCCGTTTGCATCCGCCACCATGTCAGATGACAGAATATCAGTACCCGCACCACCTGGGGTAGCCCTCTCTTCGACATTGACCGTGCACGATGTGCCGCCGACGATGTTGCCGTCAACTCGCCTGACGGTACAGGCCCACGGAATGCGAACTTGGCCGTATGTCCCTACGCTGGGATTAGGGATGGACCAGACGAATTGCTTTGTGCCGGTGAGGCGTACCGTGGCGCTGTTTTCTATGATATGTACTGCGCCGGCCGTGGAGATAGTGAAGTATTCACTAACGCCACTGTAAGGCGAGAAATCCGTCACGTTGCTCGTCACGTAGCCGATGAATAATCGGTCACTCCCGCCAGTGCCGAGATGGTGCATGATCCAATGCTTGTTATCGCCGCTAGACGGTGCATTACTCAGCATGATGTAGGATGCACCAGTTGAACCATCATCTGCTATGATCTGTAGTCCACACCCTGCTGCTTTTTCCAAGATTTGCACAGCTGAGCTATAATAACCAGCGATATGCTTATTGGCGACAGTACTACCGACGACGTGATGATTAGCCAACGGATCGTTTGTTTTAGCGCCTATGTTCCCGGTGCTACCTTGTATGAACAGCGCGTTCGCCTGCCCGCTGGCCTCCCAGCGGTGATCCACGTCTGCGCCGCTCTCGTTGAATACGACGGCAGACTGTGCATCCAGGCTCACGATGCGCAGGTATTCTTTGCCACCCATGTCAGCGACGTGCATTGCCTGTGCCACATTATTTGGTATGGCAATGACATTTGCACCCGACGCGCCACTTAGTCTGATGCCGGCATTGAATAGATGTAACGCCGTCCACGTCGGCGTTATAGTCTGGTCGAGTTGGTGCGCGTGGTCGGCCCGTGCAAATGAAGTGCCTGAGCCTTCCGCGCTAGCCGATAGGCTTACGCTCGGAGAGGCGGAGGCAGCGCAGACTATGGCATGCTCATGATCGCGCTTGGCGGCCACTGTAGCGGATCCCGCCGCAGCCGCATCATCTGGCTCAATCGTGTTCGGCACAGTGGCGTCAAAGCGTGCCGTCCAGACAGGCGTATAAGGATCGGCCCCCGTGATGGGGACTTGCCCCTCTGCCGACGGCGCGGCCAGCAGCGTCCAGGCGATTGCGGCGTTGGCGATGATCATCTGGTTCTGTACTGTCGGCTGTGGCATCGCAACGCCTGCGCCCCCGCTGCCGACGGCGCGGCCCAGCGTCAACGTCTTGAACCGTCGCGCTTCGCTGATTGCACTGCCGTCAGATAGCCGTCTCATCGCTCTTCTCCAGGCAGCGGCTCGCGCTTGAATTGCAGGCCGTCAGGTGCGCTGTACTCCACCTCACAAATCCAGGCGGTTCTCGGATCATCGTTGATGTCGCCTGTGATCTGGTCCGGCCCCACCGGCATGTCATCCAGGTGCACCAAGCCGGGTCGCACGGCCCACGGCTTCACCTCGCCGCCGTGCACGTCCAGCAGCCGCCCGCCCCGATAGTGGTAACTCAGCGCCGTCGGGCGCGGGCCGTAATCGAGCAGCCTCCCGCCGTAGACGCCGCACTGATAGCGAGCACCCGTATCGTCCCCCACCCGCGTTGCCCTTTCCAGTACCTCCCAGTGTGTCAGCGGGTTGTCGTCCTCTACCTGGTACGCCACGGCGTTAGCCTCGATGACGCCGGCAGATACGAACTCTGCTTCGGCCAGCACGGCGGGAATTATCACGCTGCTGATAGCGCCTGAGCCGGTCGTCAGCGCATGCCGCCATTTCAGCGTGTGGGAGTAGCCGGTGAATAAGATAGACAAGCCGTCTTTGCCGCCGGTCTCCATGATCGAGAACTGCTCAGGCGGAAACCCGCGCGGCCAGGCATGCTCCGCCAGTTTAGTCTTTACACCCGCTTCTGCTGATGCATCGGTCATCGCCGCTTCCAATAGAATGCCTTCCATCCTGCCGTATTCTGCTATCGCGTCGTCGTCGGTGAACCATTCCGTTTCTGCCCGCTGTGGCGCGGTCTGCAATACGGCGGCGTCGGCGTAAATCTCAGCGCCAGAGGCGGCGGCGGTGAGGCGGACGTAGACGCCGGTCGCGGCGTTGTTGTCGCCGACTCGCACCAGGATGACATCTCTGCCCGTGCCTGTCGTCTCGCGTGAGGCTATGATTGCATCGTCGGCGGTATTATGTACTGCCAGCGTCCAGGTTCCGCTTATGACCTCCACTGTGACGTGGCACTGGTACGCCACGGCAGCGGTGATGGTCAGGCCATTCTCGATCTCTACGCCTTCGTTATTAGCATCCGTCACGACGTGCATGCCATAGGTTCCGCGCGTCACCCAGGTCGTGACGCGCTCGCGAGTTGATGGCGTGCCGACAGCGGCCCAGGCGGCGCTCTCCGCTGAGCCGTCGGTGAATACGTTATCACCGATAGTCGAGTAAATTGAGCGTACGGCATTAGCGCAGGCGGGCAGGGTGCGGATATATTTCTGCCCGTCCAGCGTCAACTCCAGATCGGCGGCGAAGCCTTCCCAGGTCGTGAGCCCGCCCGCCCGCTCCACGATGCGCCGGGCCACGCCGTTCAGCCACATCTCTGTCATCTCTGCGCGGTTGTCGCGCCAGTCGGTGGTGGCAACCCAGTAGCCGCCAATGTCTTTGATGATGTGCTTCCAGTTCTGCAGGCGGCCTTTGACGCCGTCGCCGAGGTTGGCAATTGGCGCATCGCTATTCTTGACGTTGTCGAAGAGATTGAGGCTGATCACTCGCTACCTCGTAGCGTGCGCCAGCGCCTGTGAAAAGATAGTGATAGATTGACGCCATCGTCGAGATCGTGTTCCGTCTCTCGCTGCCCGGCTACTATCACAGCCCCGTCGCCCACTGGAAGCGCATATCTGTCCGGCTCAACGGTGAGCGTAGCGCGTGGAAGATTACTTTGGTATGACCAACCACTGATCTTGCCATCAGCAGTCGTCGTGATGGTGGCTGGTCGCAGGTCGCCCAGCGAATATGTCACAGCCGCGCCCGTGATGTGGAGTGCGCCCTCAGTGCGCGGAATGAGAATGATGCAGTCCATGTGCAGGGCATCACTGCCTGATCCTGCCGTGCGGGAAGCATGTATCTCAAAGCCGTATTGTCTTAGGAAGTCGGCTTGTAGGATGCCGTGGGACGGCGGGATGTCTACCGTGCCGAGCGCATGGAGAAACCAATCAGTCGATGTCACCTCAACGCGTTGCTGCGCTCGTATCGCCGCCGTGTAGAGGAAGCCGTCTTTGAGACGAACCTGGCAAGTGGTGCTGGCGTCTACCTTGGCGCGTAGCAATATGGTATATGAACCGCGCTGGTCTTCATAGTCTGTTGTTGCGCTTTGTAATGCAATCTGGATGCGCTTCAGTTCTGTCTCAGTGCCGAATGTGCATTGCGCTCTGTACCCAGCGTAGGCCGTAGCGTCGGCCACGTCGGTCGTCGTGTCGTTCGTGCCTGAGCCGTCAACGCCTAGATCCCACACGGTCTCCAGATTCGCCCGATCGCCAAAGCGATCCGTGCGGAAGCCCAGCCAGAATTCGTACAGGGGGCCGCTGCCGGATACGCCGAGAAACCGCGTCCTGGCTATACGTGCCGGAATCGTGCCGGCTACGGTGATAGGATCTGAGTAATCTCCCAGTCCGCCGGTACAATTGAGCGGAATGGTCGCGGTATTATGGACTAGCGATTCCCACCACGGCGTCCGCTCCAGCGCCAGATTGTAGCCGCGCACAAAGTTTCCCGGCGCAACCAGCGGGCCATAGAATGAAACCGTGGGCTCGCAACGCATGCCAGTTACGAGGGCCTGCCGCGCGTGGTCTTCGTCCGCCATCTGTGCCCGCAGCCAGACACCGTAACGTTCTACGCCATCCGCGTACCAGCCGACTTCTTGTATCTTGTCGTCCAGTGATTGCAGCTTTGTCGCCAGATCATTGTGGCTAGACCCTTCGACGTACAGCGTCATCGCCTCGGCGACTTCGGCATCGCCGCCGGCGACGGCCTGTATCCAGCCCCGGTACGGCAACTGAAAGCCGTTGTCGTAGCCGAGGAGTGACAATGATGAAATATCGGTGCTGAAGTCACGTCGCCTGACGAGTGCCACGATTGCTGCCATAGGTTACCTCAAACGTGAGTCCAGGTGATTCGATGTACAATGCGCCACACCGCCGCCCGTGTTATGCCATATTCTCTAGCAAGAGCCGCTTGTGTAATCTTGTCATTAGCCCATCGTGCCCGGATTCTTATTACCTCTTTTTCGGTCAATTTAGCACGGGGATTCCCTGCGCCTTTGTTGATGATTCGGTATCTTGCCCTTGTCTCTTCGCTATGATGTTTGCCAAAAAAGGGATTATTCTCTCCTCCATTGGCCTTGCCTATCTTTTGCTTATGTTCCTTAGTGAGCACTTTGCCCCTAAATGCATCACCAATTTTGCGACGATGTTCTTTTGATAGAGTCTTGCCTTTATGAGCCTCACTTATTTTGTGCCGAAATTCTTCGGTATCTCTACCATCGTAGGCCCCTCTGCGCCAAGCTGCTTTCACTGCGTCGGATTGCTTTTGCCTGGTTGCAGCTGATTTGGTATGTGGCGAGCGCCCCTCTCCACCATCGCCGATGTTTGTTAAGGGCCATCCTTCATTACGTCCATGCGCTATCCACCAGCACTCACGTGCTTCCCACCCCTCTCCTGCTGGGATAACCTCAAGTGTTTGCCAGATTGGTTTTAAGCCTTGCTCTTTGAGTTGAGATATCCAGCAACCTTTGCGGGTATGGAATCTGCGCTGTAGGTGCCTCCTCAGCCGCGCCGCTGGAGTTTGTATTGTCTTGCCGATATAGCGAACAGCAGCATCCCGTGGATCGAGCAAGGCATAGATAGTTGTTGGCCTGTTAGTTATTGTCAAGTAGCAGTCCCCAATTTATTAGCATAATATTCTACCCATTGTCCGACGATGTGAAGCGGTCCCGTGCACTCTGTGCCATCGGTCAAGTTCACAGTCATCTCCACCACGACGGTGTCACCGGCGGCGATGGGGTAAGTGGCCTCGTTCCAATCAATCACGCCGGTCACGCGATTGATGACATCTATCGCCTGATCGCCACCCGTCAGGTTCAACGCGAACGTCACTGCCTGGCCCGCGTCGCCCATCGTCTCGCCGTCGGCATAGCCCCGCGCCTGGCCGGTAAAGCTCACGTCGTCGTTATCAGTCTCGGCTATCTCGTTACCGACCATGCAAACCATTGTTAGGTCACTGGCCTCATCCCAGTCATTGGGGGCCTCAAAGGACACGAACCAGGTCTCGCCGTCGGCGTCAAGGTTGATGGACGGTGCGGCGTTAAACGCCTCGCTGGTAGCCGTCCCGTGCTGGCTGTCCAGGCCCAGCGGGATAGTCCGCGTCACCATTGCCGTGCCCGCTAGTTCAATTTCGCCGTCTGGGTGTACGATCAACTCATTCGTACCGTCTCCGATGCGTACTGAGCCGTCGGCCACCAGGTGTAGAACGCCGTCGGCGCTGGAGTAGGCATATATGGCAGTGTCGCGGAAATACAACTTATTATCTGTGCCCATCGTCCAGCCCGTGGCCCAGGTACGCCCGCCTGATACAACTTCACCTGCTATCAGCACAACAGCCCAGTCGTCGTCCGAGTCTGCGGTGTCTACTTTTTCGTACCACGCGCTTTCATCTGTGCTTGCATCAGTACGCAGGTAGAGTGAGCCCTTAGCGGCATCAGATTGCGGAGATGAGTTTCCGTCTGGTGCCCCCGTGGCAACGACGAGTACGACATCGGTCGAACCAAATTTCACCACTGTGGTCGCGGAACTGCCGAGCGTTACATCCTGATCTAATGCCATTTTATTCTCCTCACATTCCTTCTATGCGCTGGATGCGCCTGTGCCGGTTCTGTTCTAGCGCCAGTGCCATAGCTAATCTGTCATTGATGATGTATGTATCTCCGCCAAAACTATTGCCAATTGCTGCTTGCGTCTCTGGTGCATCCGTTGACCACACACGACTACCGCGCGGTAATGCCACCAGCTCTGGCCCCCGATCGCCGAGGATGGCTAGGCCGCCGCGCCAGAAAGGTGTGCCGTGCTGGAGGGGCGGCGGCACACCACCCCCACCGCCCCCGCCTGGCAGCGCACTGGGTGGCGTGCCTGTATGCTCATAGTGTATTACTACGGTATACTCACCTGCCATCTGGTTCAGCACGTCGTTGACTAACGAGATGTTTTCGCCAAACTCGGCGGTCTCTATATTCACAGGTATAATTTCATCCTTGAAACTCAGCATCGAGGTAGTGGCGTCGTCGGTGCCTTCTTGTAGCCCGGAAACCGCCCGCGTGCCTTCCAGAAACTCCTCTCGTAGTGCCTCGGTTTCAACCCGCGCCGCTACCGCTGCCGCCTCGTCTGCCCGTGTAGATGCTGCCAGGTCGTCGAAGCCGGTAGCCAGGTTGGCAGCAGACAGTTCCCCCTCGCCAAACATCTCAACCAACTTATAGCCTTCGAGTGTGTTCTCTATTTCCGCCTCAGTCGCAATGCCTAGTGTTTGCGCCAGCGTACTCAACTCGTCCAGGCTGGCCCCGCTTGCCGCTGCCATCTTCCATAGTTGTTCGTCGTCAAATTCCATCTCGCCGAATGAACTAGCGACAGTGTTGACAGACGTGCTCAACTCATACATCGACTCTGACGCAACGTTTCCCGCCTCTGCCGTGCCGAACAGTGACGATGACCAGCCGTCTACCTGCGAACGCCCACTCTCAACTGCTTCCGCCACGCCTTCCGCCATTGCAACAGCGCGTGCACGGAGGGCTTCCATCGCGCTTCCGGCCTCATAAAGATTGGTGCCCGTGGCGTCAAGTTCGCCAGATAGAATTCCTGAAGCATCTGCGAGGGTGCCCATGACGTCCTCAGTCTGGGCTGCCTCCACAGCGGCGTCGCCGAGTTCATCTCGTAAATTATCTATCTCGCGCTGCGCGTCTATCACCGCCCGCGTTACCGTTGCCGCCGCCTCGGCTACCTCTGCCATCGCCGGGGCCAGTGCCTCGCCGGCCATTACTTTCAAGTCGGCCATAGACGCTTCTAGCCGCTCGTTCGCTAGTAGTTCGTCGTCGGCAGCATCCCCCAGCCGCTCCATCGCCTTCGCGCCCTCTTCGTTGACGGCGGTGTTAAAGGCCATCTCACGGCTCAGGCCAGGTGTTGCCTTCTGTAATTCCAGGATGCGGGCGCGAACCTTGCTCGCGCTAATTCCAAACGTGTCCAATCTTGGAATTGATTGGTTTGCGAGCATGAGGGAAAACTCTTCTACGGCTGGCCCGGCTTCTTTGCCCATCGCCGCGCCCAGCGTCACGGCCATTTCCGTGACGCCTTCCAGCTCTTCGGCATTATTGGCGAGGCCCATCTGCAACAGTTGATTGGCCGTCGCCATCATGTTCTGTTCGCTCATCGCGCCGCGAGTGGCGCGGCGCATGGCGTCCAGGTTGTCGGCGGCGTTGAAAGCACCGCCAGAAATGGCATCGAACGCTCGCTTGGTGCGGAGAGACTGAGCCCCAAGTACGCCTAGATTGTAGGCAGCCTTGCCAGCCATGACGATGGCGCTGCCGGCGAGGGCTGTCTTGGCAATATCAGCAGCCTTAGCCAGGCCTTCCAAGCCCTTTGAGCTGGACTTGATACCCGGTCCAACCTTGCCGAAGGTTTTGTCAGCCTCCTTCGCCCACTCCTTGGCATCAGAGGTTGCACCGCTAAGACCTTTAGCAAAGCCGGTCGTATCTGCTACGACCGGCGCATAGAGTTCGGCTACTTGGATTCTCGTCATGTCAATCTACTAACTCCGCCTGTGTCTTCACGACCTTGCCGCCGAACAACCGGGTGATCATGAGCACCTGCTGGTAGTGCTCGCCTGATGTTACCGGTAGCCTACGCGCTGGCTCCTCAAACTGCGGCATGAAGTCGTACGGCTTGAACGCAGGTTGACCCTTGCGCCGCGCCAGGCAGTTTGCCATCGTTGCTGCTACAATACCCGCTCGCAGGTCAGCCCGCCCCTCGCCGAACGGCTCCAGCGCAGCAAATGCCCGCCACTCTTGCCAAATTCGCCAAGGCAGTCGTACCAGCATCGCATCGGGATTCGGCTGTCCCAGCGCCAGCGCCAAGCGAAAAGCATCGCGCCGGGCGGGCGTCATTCGTTTTTTGCTTCGGTGTCCTCGTCTTCACCTTCATTCTCAGCCTCAGCTAGGCGAGAGAGCTTCATGATTTTGGCGATGATACGGTCGGCCGGCCTAACAGATTTAGCAGAGAGGCGATTCACGTCATCTATAGACAGGATAGATACACCTCTTTCATCTACCACACACCAGGAAATCATGGCCGGTATATTCTCAGCATATTTAGCCCGGTTAGTCCTAAGCCTGCCCTCTGCATCTTCCCCTTCATATACACGAAATCTAACTTTCAGCATTTCTAGCGCACTTAATTCGCGTACCAGCACAGTGCCGCCCCATTCTGGTACGTCTACCTCGTCGGTTCGGAAATCCTGAGCGTTCAGGATGTCGTCGCGGGACAGATACGTAGTCATTTGTTTACCTCTCTGTGACGCCTGCCTGTCGGCAGACAGGCCGCTATGGCGTGACGATGGTCAATGTCGGTTCGCCGCTGATCTCGATGGTCAAGGCCATTTCGTGCTTGCCTTCCAATGGAGATGTCAGTGGTATGCTAGTAGGGAAGCCAGCGAATGTCCATGTTGCACTCGTGACGACGGCGGTGCACATGTGCATCGTGATCTCCCAGGTTGGCAACGTGCAGGCGTCGGCGTCGAACTCGGTCACGAAGTCCTCGTGGATCGTGTCCGCCGGGTCATAACTGACGGTGAAGCTGAGTTGTCCTGCGTCTGGGATACCCGCCAACTTCGTCGCCCAGGTATCGTCGTGCGCCGTCACGACGATGACGCCCCGGCTCGGCGAGACGATTGAGATGTCACTCGTGATCTGGCCGACGGCAGTGTAGCTTGAGCCCCCGGCGAAGTCTACCTTGACAATCGTGCCGTGCGATGGATGGTCTGCCATCGTTTACCTCCTAATTCTATATTCCGTGCTCTATCATCACATCCACGATAGCACGGTATGCGTTGATCGCGTCCTCCCTGGTCATCAACCTGTTGGCTTGCCAGGCGACGCTGACGGTACAGCCGTCCGTATATCCATCCCAGGCCAACCGTAACTGGTCGGCCAGCGCCGCCGCGCCGTCGCCGGTCTCGTCGTAACAGTTAAACTGGACGCGGCTGGTCTCAAACTCGGTCGGCCCGCCGTCGTGATTGCGAAACGGCGCGTTGTCTGCCGACACCCGAAAGTACGTCAGTGCCGGATACGTCACACCCTCCGGCAACCGGTCTGGGTAGCAACGCGTGCCAATCAGTGCCGCTATTCCTGCATGGCCGATGCACCGATCGTAGACGGTCGTGCGCAGCGCCATAGCCTATGCTACCGCTGGATCAGTTTCCGTCGTGCCCTTCCAGTTCTGCATCCAGTGGTTGCCAGTCCCAAGGGAAACATCCCGATAGGGGTTTTGCGTCATCGTAGATGGGCCATAGTTGGCGCGGTTCCCGGCGATGATCCAGTTCTGGTTATTGCTTGCACCCATTGTGATAGCCAAACCATCGGCGGCATCAGCGGCCAAAGCGAAGGTGTTGTCCAGGATCATACCGTCCCCGGCAGTGCCCATCACATAGATGCACCTTGGTGTCATTTTACCAAAGACGTTGAGCTCGTACCGAAGCTGGTAGCCAGCAACTGAATAGATGCCGCCATCAGTGAGCGCGCCCTGGAAATAGTTGTCCACCACTTGATGCCCGCCGCCGGCCGTCCCGTCTAACAGGACGCCGTAGGCCCCGAAGCCGAAGTAGTTGTTCCTGAAGCAGCAACGATGGACGTTGGTTGTGGAGACCTGTATCCCCGCTTTCCCGGCACCCGCCCTGGTCTCGAAGCCCTGGATTAGCACCCAGTTCGAGGCAGCGACAAACACGTCCTCGACAGCGGAGCGTGCATCTAGCCTGATCCGTGAATAAAAACCAGGGGCAGGATAGCCGATAACATTGGTGCGTGCCGCGTCGATAGTGATTGGAAACGTATCGGCGGGCAATCCACCCACGATGATATTATCGACCACGTCGTCACTATCCGTGCAAAGTGAGACGGCACCGCTTGAGCCGCCAATAGTCAACTTGGGAGCTAGTGGGTCCGTGCCTGGATTGCCATCATCGCCACCATTAGCAGCAGAGTTTACAAAAATGGTCACGCCATTGCTCGCCCTCAAGTTGCCAAAGGTGTCCACCAGGTCCCGGTTGTGGTCGTCAGGATCACGCTCCATAAAGTAGTCCTTCAGCCATTGATTCGTTCGAACGGTCATTTGTTTTGCCTCCTATTTGACAAACTACGGTTTTCTAGTACAATATGGTTGTCACACATCGGATTTGCTCACAATTAAAAACCTGCTATACTATCAACCTAGCGCCATTGGCAACCCGATGTGTGACAACTTTGGGCAAATGCCAGTGGCGCTTTTGTTTGAAAGGAGCACGATGATTGAGCAATGGCGCGATGTAGTTGGTTATGAGGGCTGGTATCAGGTTAGCAATACGGGACGGGTAAAACGTGCTGCGTGGGGCGGGCCAAACACTTACCCGGGCCGTCTTCTCAAGCCAGATATTGCTCACAATGGATACCTCCGAGCTACCCTGTGTAAATTGAATAAGCCTAAAAAGTATCCCGTTCATCGCTTAGTACTCACCGCTTTCGTTGGTCCGCCCCCATCGCCAATTCATCAATGCAATCACGCAAATGGAGACAAGACAGATAACAGATTAGAAAACTTGTCTTGGGTTACTCCTTCTGAGAATCAACGACATTCTTTTGAAGTCCTTGGCCGACGCAGCAGCGGCCCCAAGGGGGAACGATGCTCTCTCTCAAAGCTCATTACTGAACAAGTTGTTGAAATTCGGCGCTTGCATGCCATTGGCGAATTTACCGCACTTGAACTAGCATCCATGTTCAGCGTAGCCAGAAGAACTATATATGGTATTGTAAATCGAAAGAGATGGAAACATATTCCTTAGCCCTTGACAACGTGCGCCCATTTCCCCCCAAGTGACTGTCCTACTGTCAATATCGCCGCCTTTTTCGCTGTATCTATGGCAGGTCGCAAGTAGGGTCTTGCTGGTGTTACTAATTTTGTACTAAGCGCCATTGCTTTCCACATATCATCACCAGTCTCCGCAAACTTTGCCCAGAAGAAACGGCGCTGCTTGTCCGTGACGATTTGAGTTTGACCATACTCCATCGCCGCACCATAGACTGCACCTACCACGATGTCAACTCTATATTGGTTAATCTTGCGTGTATGAATACTATCGCGCAAGTCTCCGCTTTCGTGGAGGCCTTGAGCCATCGCGTTCTGCTGCGCCTGCCACACGATCTCCTGCGCGCCAGTCGCCAGTGAGTCGGCCAGTTCAGCACCGCCCACCACGGCAGCGATGGCTTTCAGGTTCGCCTCCAGGTCTTTCAGGCCGATGACTTCTGTCTGTAGTGCCATTACTCTATCACCCTGACACTGACAGTGCCCGCCTCGGGCGGTTCTACATCCAACAGCTCCTCACTGCCGAAGCATTCTACATAGACCTCTACCGCAGAGTCATAGGCCGCATCTATGACGACGCGCCGAACTCTTAGGTGCTCTAGTCCCAGGCACTTCACGACATGCGTTATCCATTCTTGCCCCGAAATAGGCTTTGTTGTCATTCTACCTTCTCCAATTTCAGCATCCAGTGATGCGCTACCGTGCTGCTACGTTTCAGCAGCGCCTCGACGCTAAACGGCCCGGCGTTCACCACGCTGTCATCTGTTCTCCACAAGATGTCTATAACCCGGTCATCTTCCTCTACGTCCTCGCCCTCATTGCATAACAGCATGTGAGACTCCAGCATCATGAAGCCTATCCCCTCGGCAGCGATGCGTTCTGACTTCTCGACGTAGCGACAGTTGATCTCACCCACGTCAGTCCAGTCGTCAATCAACTCGCCGCTCGTACTTGTCGTCGGCGTATTGCGCTGTACCATTGCGCTATGGATGAGGTGCTTTTTGAAATGTACACTCGCCATCATACGTTGAGGTCTTCGATAGTCTCATAGTCCACAGTCTGAAAGGTCGCACGCTTCAGGCCATACTTCGCCAACTCGCCCGAACAGTCCAGCGCCAGTGCCTGCTGGCCATAGAGACTAGCCTCCAAGCCCAGGCCGTCCTGGCCCAGGTAGGTCACGCTCCATTCCCCGCCCACCGACTCGCTTTTCGTCTGTCGTTCGTAGACGGTCAGGAAGTGCGCCGCCAGCCACAACTGGATTTCGCACAGCGCGTCCGCGCCTCCGCAGTCGTCCAGTAGGTTGGTCAGCGGGACGGTAGCAAAGTAGGCCAGGTTGATGAAAGCGTTGATCCGCGCATCGGCCAGGTCGCTGTCGATGATCTCCTTGACCGCGTCCGGCGTGACGCTGGCACAGACACCACTATTGAGCGTCGCCATTCGGTGCAGCCTCCGCTTCGTTGTTCAGAAACGTCTCCACGTCAGCCTTGGTGATGCGCCTGTCCCGCCCGCTGCCAGTAATGCCCGACAGGAATAGGCTGATGCCGTGCTCTACAGCCAGCCCAATAGCGCCTCTCGTTGCGCTAATAGGTTTAGGTTCAAGTTTAGGCTCAGTCTCCTCCACCACCATCTCTGTCACGTTCCATTCATCGTCCTCGACCGGTTCAAACTTGTCGCCGAACGACTCCATCTCGGCAGGGGAAGCGTCAAACACGTCCCCTGCCTTCAGGAGCTTTTCAGTGACGCGATGCGTCACGTTGGATCTGATTTTTACGAGGGGCATTAGCGGCCTCCTAACAAGCTGTCGCGTGGGCTATCCCCGAATTTCCCTGGTAGTCTGTTTTTAGGCGTGGCACCGCGCTCATCATCACGACGAAGAACATGGCCGACCCGTCGGGGGCCTCCCAGCGCCGGTTCTCCAGCGTCAGGGCAACCTCCACGTCTACCACGTTGCGCGTGAGCTGCACCATCAGCAGGTCGCCTGCTGTGGTCATCAAGTCGTTTGGTTTCACGAACTTGATCTGGGGCAGAGACTCCACACGCTCTAGCGCGGTCTGCCCGCTGCCGTCGGTGTAGAACTCCAGCATCTGGTGGTACTGTGTATTGTGGATATAGCAGCCGAAGGGGCCGTAGTACCGCAGGGCCGCCAGGGCGCTCAGCATCCCCAGAAACGTGCCGGTGATGTTCGAGATGGTGCCAAAGTCGCCGCCGCCGTAGCTCGCCGCCGTGCCAGTGTCTCGCGCGCTCAGGGTGCGGTAGCCAGAGATTGAACTGCCGCTGACGACGACGGAGGTGTCTCCGTTGATCAGGATGTCCTCCGCCTTCTCCACGACTGCCGCTGTCGCCTCCTGCGCCTCAAACGTCTCGATCTGCTGGCCCGCTGCTCGGGCCGATAACAACTCACGCCGCCCCAGGCTGTACTTCGCGCTGATGATGGGGATTGGCACGCCGTAGGTTTTCTTGTCAGTACGGTCTTCGTTCAGCCGCGTGCGGAAGTCCATCGTGACGTCGGCGGCCACGCGCTCGCTCGCCACGCGCCACTTGCTGTACCAGGCGGCCAGGGACGACGTGCGCTTGAGTCCGGCACTGATGAGATCTTGATACGCGCCCAATCTCAGTTTCGCCATCTCAAAGACGGCCTTGTCCAGGATTTCCCATTCCTCGCGGTTGAGGAAGGCATTGCTCGCCAGCGCCCGCTCGTTGACCGCCATCTTGCCGCGCTCGTCCACCGGGCGTCCGCGCTTGTCAAATCCGTAGGGCCTCCAAGAGTTGGTGACGAAGTCCACCGCGTCCGTGCCTTGTGTTATCTTCACATCCATTGTCATAGCCTCCTATGTGATCCGCACGCGGATCAGTTCGTCTCCGCTGGCGGTCTTGTCCTCGTCGGCCACGCCGAAGATGGCACCGGCGATAGTGTTTCCGTCTACCGTCTCGGCTTTGAGCGTGCCGTCGCCGTTGCTGACGAGTTGAGTGATACCCTTCACCGTGGTCTCACCGTTCGCCAGGAAGACCATGAGGATGTCCCCGGCTACGGCCTCGATGTAGTAGGCGGTGTCGTCGGCAGCATAGGGAATCGAGATAGCCGCCGTGGTGGGGTAGGTGATGGTATCTGGTGTCGGGTTGATCGCAGCGACTAGCTTGCCGACCAGCACGCCGTCGGCGGTCGCGTGCAATTCCAGTTCCTCTGACGTGTCGAAGCGCAATACGTGACCGGGATAGAATATCTCATCCGCCAGCGCCTCCCGGCGCACTACGCCCTCCAGGCTCGCGCTCTGGACGACGATCGTGTGTTGTGTGGTTGTCCTTGCCATCGTTAAACCTCCTGTGCTTCTGCGAATATGTCGGGCATCTCGTACTTCTCGATGCCCCTGTTGCCAGCGACCAGCCCGCCGCTCTGCCCGCTGTAGTCCGCGGGTGAGAAGCTGTGCGCCAGCGCATCCAGCGTAGCCACGTCCAGCGCCTTCAACTGATCTCCGGTCAGGGTGCAAGTCGCGTTGCTCGTCAGCGCCGTGACGAGTTTGGCCTTCCGCGCGTCGTCGTCGGCCTTTGCCGCAGCCTCCAGCGCGACGATGCGGTCCTCAAGCACCTGCATAGCCTCGTTGGTCTCCGGTTCTGGTTTGGCCTCCGGCTTCTGCGCCTTGGCCTTTGGCTCCTCGTTGCTCTCCGGCTCTGGCTCTGGCTCTTCCTCTGCCTTCGGCGTCGCCTTGAGCGCCTTGAGCATCACGCTCAGCACGTCCTCGTCCAGCGCCTGCAACTGCTCCTCGTTGAGCCCCAGCCGGCCATCCTCCAGGATCGCCTTGATCAGTTCTGCCATTTTGCTTACCTCCGTATCTTGCTGATTGAACTCGATTCCAAATACGCCTGCGATAGCCTTCAGTGCGCATAACACACGGTCCTTGTTCGTAGCCTGTTCGGTCTTGAACTCCTTCTCCAGTAGCGCGCGCGCCACGGCTTGCGCCGACTCCTTCGCCGCCTGCGGGATGTTCGCCTGCGCCGCCCGGCCCCCCAGCACGGCCCGCACCGCGCCGCCGCTGAGCTTGCCTTGCGGCGTGACGACCGGGAAAAAAGCCAGGTCGCGTTCATTGTCCGCCGCCGGATCACCGAGCAGGGTGTGGCCTGCAATCCAGTCCTTGGCGGCTTGCGGCAGGTCGGCCACGCGGTTGCTGTCTGGCTTGTCGCCGGGATAGGCGGCCAGCCAGCCCTCCAGCGTCGGCGCTTCCCACGGTGCGTCGGTTGTGCCGCTGTAGGTCGGCGTCCGCGCCTTACCCAATACGTTCGCTTCCATAGTTTCCCCCTCGCCTTGCCTAGTCTTTCCTCCCCACTTTTCAGGTACAATGCTGTTCCTGACTTTGTGCTCCGACACTACCTCGCCCGGATGCTCTTTTTTCCATTGTTCATAGTGTGCGAAGCAAAACCAAGCCCGTCCCATTCCTTCCGCCCACAGCACATCAATTTCTGGCGGCTTCTTGCAAAGCATACATTGATCCTGCCTATGCCGCGCATTTACCCTCGGGGCGCCGCAGCCGTCGGCCCAACTGCAAGCGCCTTCGCCGTCCAGTAGTGCGGCCAGGTGGTCGGGACGTAGGTTGCGGGCGACGGCTTCATATTCTGTGCCGTCGAGCGTGCCCGGCTTCTCGTCGCGGTCGCGGAAATAAGCGGTCGAGATTTCCAGCGGCCTGCCGCCCTCCAGCCGGGCCACTATCTCCGGCCCGCCGTCCACCAGCTTCGCCCGGCTGACGTCAACCCATATCTCGCCTTTCAGCGCGCCGTCGTCAAAGTGGGTATTGAACAGCCAGCCCAACTGCATCTTGGCGAGCAGGGCAGGATCGTTGACCGACGTGTCCTCGCCGTCAGCCTTCGGATGGCCGACGACGAAGGGCCGCCCGTCCCACGAATGGAAGTGCGTGCCGATCTCGTCCGCCGTAACCAACTCGCCGTTCAGCACGCCCGCCTTGATCGCCACGGTCGGCGCGATCAGGTACTCAACGCCGCCGACTGTCTCGCGGCGCACCTGTGCCGTTCCCGTCTGGTTGACAAATATCAATTGATCAGACATCATTCAAACCTGTCGAATCCGTAAGCAATGCAATCAAATCCATCTACGCCTGTACAATCGTCTCGCACTTTCAGCACTAGTCGCTGCGTCGTGCCACGATCTAACTTGATGCCGAATGGCGGCACTAGTCGCCGCAGGTCTAGCACGGGAAGGTATCCCTCGCTATTGCCTACCACGTTGCTGGCCCTGAACGCTGTCGTAGCGTCTCCGAAAGCGGGTTGCCCCAGGCATAGCCGTACAAAGTCAAAGTTTGTTTTGAGTGTACTGTGTATGATGGTAGTCTGCGCCAGCGTCTCATAGTATAATTGACATCCGTTCGTCAGTGCTGTCACGTTTCCAAATTCGTTGAGTGTTGCATTGACGTCTGCGATGATGAAGCTCAGGGTCGTTATGTAACGATCGTCGTTATTGTCAGCCTTCACCCAAAACTCAACGGCGGTTGTACTGCCGTTCACTACCATGTCCTCGCTGCCCGATGCCGTGCCGTCGTCGGTCAAGTATTGGCGGAACACGCGGTTCTTTTGTTGCATTAACGGCGGGCAGCCCACGTCGGAAACGAGGAGAGCGAATTGATCCGAGACCTTTGCGCTCCTGCCTGTGCCCGCGCCGTCCGTTGCGACGGTCTTAACTGTCATCAGTCGGCCGAGTGAAAATTAAAGACCACCGTGCCGGCGACGGCCACCGCGCCCGTGGCGGCGCACATCGTGAATACGCCGTTCTTGGGTATGATGATATCTTGCTCAAAGTTATAGTGCTGCGTCGCTGTATTGGCGAGCCAATACTTCTCAATCGTAACGCCACCGCTCAGGCCGGTGATGTCGTTGCCCGTCTCAAATGTACCGTCGGCCACCTTGCCGCAGCCTGCGTTTAGGTTGGCAGGCGTCGCCGCGCTTCCGCCCGAGGTCGTGCCCGTATCGCCCATCTTCATTACTATTTGCTCGGCAGAAGCTACGCGAAACCAAATGCCCTCAATGCAGATGTCTTTGTTGTTGCTGTTGTTTTTCATATACAAAAAGCAATCGTTAGCCGCTGTTGGTGTCTGGGCAAACAGTAGATGATATGCCTCACCGTCGTTGTGGTTGACGCTGTGCTCCGCCGTCGCCGTAACCGCGTGCACATCGAGCCGCTGCTCAATGTCAACCGTAGCCCGTCGTCCTGAACCGCCGCCGTCCTCGATCTGCATTGTCATTCCCCCAAGATTCGTTCGTCCGTTATGGCGAGCAAGTGCACGTTAATCGCTCGCAACTCTACCAGTATTTGCCGCAATAAGTCGTGGTTAAGGGAACTGTCAAGCACATGCAATTCCCCGCGCGTAGACACGGCAAGGGGCTTTTCGTCACCGTCAACCGTCTCGCCGTAGGCCAGTTGATCGCCGCCGCCGCGCTTGTCATACCGCCCCATCGCCACCGCCCGGCATCATCAGCCTCGGCCCCGGCTGGTCGCTCTCGGTCGCTACCCCTGCCTGCGCAGGCAGGTCCTCCGGCGGCTCTTCCTGGTCAGTCGGTTGTTCAGGTACAAATGTGAGTAGTGCCTGCGCGAAGTGCTGGCTCGGCCCTAGCATGAACGTCGCCACGCCGCCCAACGGCTGCCAGCCCTCGCCGAGCAACCGGTTGACCTGCGCCTCCAGGTCTTCGAGTGCGACTTCAGTTACTACTCTGTACATCGCTAGAACTTGATGACCGCCACGCCGCTGGCCAGGTCGGCGTCCACGGCCACGTCCACGTTGCCGTCGGCGGCATTGTAAAACTCGACCGGAAACGGACCGATAACCCACTCTTCCGAGGCATCCACTGAAACGTCCTTCGTGGCTACCGCCTCACCGTCGACCGTGCTCACGATCGTAAAGTTGAGCGCCAGCGCCCCGGCGTCGTTGTTGACGACGAGCAGGGTACGTCCGGTGTTGGGGAACTCAAATCCCCCTGCGGTTGTGACTGCCTGGAGGGCGATCTGTGCTCCTGTCCTACTGGCGGTCTGCGCGGTCAATGTTTCCAGTGCCATCTATCACCTCCACAAAAGAAAAAGCCTGCTTTCGCGGGCAAGCTTGCGCTGTCCCAAAAAAGCGGGCGGACCATCCTCGGATAGCGGACCCTGTTATTCGATTGTCTCTAGTATACCACAGTTACGTATGTTTTGTCAAGAGTCAATTACGCTGCATATTTCCCCCGCGCCTTGCGGGAGAAGCCGAATTCCTGGCACAGCCAGTCATCCAAGATGATGAGTATGCGGTGTATGGTTTCGCACAGAGAGCGCCAGCGGTCAGGTGTCATTCGCTTAACTGCTGGCCTTTTTCGCCTTGCGGCGCGTAGACTCCTTCTCTGCTGCCTTACGTATTTGCATCTCTGCGGCCTCCCACTCGTCGAGCGTCCGGCGCAGGAGATCGTATCCGCACACCTCCACTAGCCGGCGCAGCACATCGGCGCCGCGTAGCTTGCCGGTGAATGAAAAGCGTTGATTGAGCTTGTCAGGTTGTTTGGCTTGTCCTGTCGAGTATCTTGGCATTTAGTTCCTCCTGTTATTTTACGGTAGCCTTGGCAGGGGACCCCTGCTCATCGGTGCGTCGGTCGGCACCAGGTCGCACAGTCAGGCCCAGCCCTCGCACTCCAAATAGGAGTTGGGCGGGTTCTGCGGCCTCACTCCTACCCGCTGCCAATAACTGGCGCGCTTGACTTTGCGGTTCAGCTTGTACTTGCACGTGCCGCAGGGTTTCTTTGTCGCTCCGAGTGCCTGGTGCACCCACATCAACTTTTGGTCTCCGCAGGCAGAAACCTTTGCCTGATTAGCCACGTCCTTGTATCTTAGTATCCACGCTTCCGCCCGCGCGTGTAACGGGCCGAGCTTGCCGCCGTTGGCCTTATTGCCCGCTTCGACCTCAGCGGCAAAAGCGTCAATATGGCCCACCTCGTTTGCAATTGCCTGGGCCAGCGCCGCCCGCTCTGTCGGCGATAATTCCGCCGGCAGCACGCCACAGGCGGCGGCACCTTCATGCTGAGCGAGCGTCAGGCCATTACGGATCGCAGCATCCATCGCGTCGTAAAACTGATAACTGTCAAAGGCGCTGAGCCAGTAGCCCCGGACGGCGGAGCGGATGCCGTTACGGTAGTTGGTCGCGCCAGCGGTCATTGCGTCGCCTCCGCCCACTCCGGTTGTACTTTGTAGAACTGTGTCCAGGCAACAAGGGGCCAGTTCACATATATCTCCACTGGCAATGCTTCTTTAAGTGAGTATACAAAAACATCATACATCCCGTCGCGGCCTTGGCGATTGTCTCGATTCATTAGCTTAAACTCAGCGGCAGGAACAATCCAATTGACTATCCCGCCACCACCAGCGATGGTAAATCCATAGTAAGTAGTTTCCTCATCCATTGCCTTGTATCTCCAGTGACATTGCCTCCGCCCACTCCGCAATCGCGAACGCCGCCAGCGTGTCGGCGTCGATCGTGCCTGCGCGGTAGTTCGCCATCGCCTGCGCAATCTGAGCCTCAACCATCCCAGCGTTGGCTGCCATCTCCTCCGGCTCCTCTGGCTCCTTGGCCTCCGGCTCTTCCTCTGCCGGGTAGCCGAGCAGTTCCCGTTGCTCCTCTGTCGTGATCGGCAATGCCAGCGTAGCCGGATCGACGAGTGCCTTGGCTGCGTTGGCCCGCGCCTGTGCAATCTCTGCCCGCTCCGCCTCGGTCATCACGATAAGCGCGGGCCAGTAGCGCATGCCGTCGGTCTCCAGCGTACCGATGTCGTAGCCATCGGCGGGCGCAGGCAGCACGCCATACCAGATCATGCGATTGATGAACGGTCGCAGTATCTCAGGCTCGGCATAGTTGCCTTGTCGGAAAGTAATCTCGCCCGCCCATTGCTTGGCATCATATTCGGCGGCGGCCAATTCACCCTGGGCGCTGCCGACGAGCACGCGCTGGGGAATGCCTGACGCGGCGGAGATGAGGGAGAGCACGGTATCGAACGGGCCAGATACGTCAGATACCTCACCTGCGCCGATCTGCTTGGCCTCGATGCCTTCCATCATCAAAAAGCGCAGCGGGTCGTGGGCGTAGCGTTTGACCTCGGCCTCCCTGTCGGCCTTGCTGTCATCGTCCTGGGGAAGCGTGAAGCCCTCGCGGTTCGTCAATACTGTGCCTGGGCGCATTCCGAGCCAGGTCGCCTCAGCGGATCCGCCGACCAGTTTCATCAAGTCGTCGAGGCGATTGTACACGCGCTGGAGACGGGGGACGCCGTAGACCTCGCTGTCCAACTTGTTCTCGGCCAGGTGCACGATGCGCGTCCAGTGCACCTTCTGTGCCGACTTGTCGTCGCGCAGTTTAATCACGTACAGCACTGGCAGGCCGTAGCGTTCGCTGGAGGTGTTATCGTCCCACGTGCTGATGTCGGCCTGGCCCTCGCTGAACGGTCGCAGGTAGAGAATGTCGCGCTCACGCTTCAGGCTTCCCTGCGCCACGGGTTCCGCCAGATCGTCACCGTCGCGCACGCCGATCAGCAGCACGCCGTAGCGCCCGATGCCACTGAGCTTGTCGGCGCGGGACAATGCGCTCCACACGCGCAGGCGGTCAACCATTGCCTCCCACGCCTGGACAAAAGTGGTTTCGGTCTGGTCGTCCTCGCTCACCAGCGGCGGCTTCTTCCAAGTATCTTGCGCCGGTAGGTCCACGATGCGCCCGGCAATGTCCTGCCGCTCGTAGCGGGCCAGGTAGTCATCGAACTCGATGGCCTCGGGATAGCCCAGTGTCTCGTAATAGTTGCGGTCCCCCCCGTAGGCTGTTTGACCAAAAGCGCGGGCCATCTCATAGCGGTTGTACGACACCGCGAAGGCCACCAGGTCTTGCTCATTGTAGCGTTGTTCTGTCATCGCAGTTTGCTCCTGCCAGTTTCACGAATGCGTCCTCGCCAATCTCGAAGACGGCTTCTATGAATAACTCCCATCTTTCCCATCCTTGCCTATTGCGTAGCAACTGCTCCACGCTATCACGCACGTCTCCTGGCGATATGCCGAGTACATCCAGGCGCGGGAGGCTCTGCCTCTGCAATGCTAGCCCCAAGGTTTGCCACCATTGTCTGAGTTCTGTTTCTGTCATCTCAGCGACCTCACCACTCGCTCCGGCTCCCGCCCCAACCCGTCCACGTGAGCCACGGTATAGCGCGTCATGTCCAGCCCGTCGTCAAATTCCTTCACCGGTTGCTCCTTGGCTTTTCTGTTGGCCCACACGTAACCTGGAAACTCCTGCTCAGTGGCAAAGGGCCGCTTCTCGAATTGTAGCACGAAGTCGGCCTGGCGCAAACTGTCGCGCACGATGAACAGGCGCGAATGGCCGTCGCTTGCCTTTGCCAACCGCTGCTGCACTGCGTCAATGCCCGGCCTCACCTTGTTAAACCCAGCTACAGCGTTCAGTCCCGCCTGCCGGTACTGCATAATGTACGCTGGCTCCGATGGATCGCATGCAAACGCCTCTATGCCGAACTCCTCATCGAGCGCCTGCGCTTGCTCAATCCACCAGTCGATAGTCTTCTTGGTGCGGTATACCTGCGCCACCAGATACATCCGCCCGTCGTTATCCAGGCCCCACACGCCCAGGACGCCGGGGTGAGTATAGCCCCAGTCCTGCCCAGCCACGTAGCGGCGCAGCCTTGGTACAGCATCGGCATAGATGAGATGCACGCCTTCATCCCACGCCTCGTATACCACACCTTCGGCCCGCGCCGCCTTGCCCTCCAGCAGTCTGGTGCGCCGCAGCCCCGTCAGCGCCTCCAGCACGGCCATAGCGCGCTGGCCCTGCGCCGTAATTTCACCTGTCTCCTGATCAAACAGCGCCGGGTTCTCGCTGTGGCGCGAATGGAACAGGCGCAGCGACTGGCGGTTGTAAATCCAGTGTGTCGGCCAGGCCGGGTTGCAGTCGCCGATGGTCTGTGAGTAGGGCATGTTGCCCGCCCGCCCGGTTGTGCGCGTCGTCAAGGTTTCCCACTCTCCCAACTCCAACTCACCCGCCTGGTTAACAAAAATCAGGTCAAACTCACTGGACAGAACCTTGCTCGACTTGTCCATCCCGGTCATCCAGATACGGGAACCGTTGGGATAATCAAACCATTGCGGCTTCTCTCCGCCATAAGCCTGAACCGGTGAGTCTTTGCCCAGCACCTTCTTTTGAAACGTTACCAGCACAGTGCTGTAGGTGCTCGCTAGTGTTTTACGACAGATAGCAATGCTCGCGCCGGGATACTTGGCAGCGCAGGTATGCAGTTTGTAAAGTGCACCAATAGTCTTGCCTGTCTCTGCTGGCCCGTGGACTATGGCCTCAGCGCCACGGTAGTTGACAAATTCCTTGACGCCGCCAAAAGCCTCAAAGCACCTATACTTCATCAAAGCCTTTTACTTGCAAGACGACAGGCCCCACGCGCAAGTCCACGCCTAGTGCCTGCTTCGGCGGCCCGTCAATGTGCCCGTAAAGAAACTTGACAATGCCAAGCCAGTCTGAGAGGGGGATGACCACCGTCTCTTTGGCGTCGGGGAATTGCACGACGCCAGTAGTCGCCGCTTGCCACAGCAACCGCGCCACGATGCGCTTGCCTGAACGCCGCTTGCCGTCGCGGTCTTCGATGGTCTTGCTACCACCACGCGCCAGAATCTCAGTGAGCGCCCGGTTTTTCTTGGGCCGCCCCTTTGGATTGCCGCTTTGCCCTTTTTCCCAGCCACCCTTTCCTGTTGGATTCGCCATCTTAATCAAGCCTGTTTATTAAGCTGTTCCACTCTATACTACCGCGCGCGTCACGTCTGCCGTCACTCTAGCATCACCAGCGGCCAATGTGGTCACATCGCCATCGTCGAGCACCTGGATATCATATACTAGCGAATTATGCGGCCTCAATCGCGCGGTCTCCACTTCCTCCAATGTCACCGTGATGTTACCCGCCACCTCATCATCAACTGTGAGAGTGCCGTTCCCTGCCGTCTCTGCATCATCACCGTCGATGTAGAGCAGTCCATCAGTCTCCTCAATCTGGAAGGTCGCCTCCGAATCTGCCTGGGAAAATGCCCCCTTGACTGTAATCCACAGTTTTGTCCTGCCAGAGATGTCCCCCATGCCGGTCAGTTCGACACTGAAACTATCACCCCGGCGGATCGTAAGGTCATCCCCGCTCAGTGCCGCCGCCACTTCGCCGACGGCCATAGCCCGCAATGCCGCAACCACATCATCGGGAATATCTGAAACGGCTGCGTCTACTACAATGACGTCACTGGTTATAATAGTGGTCTCGGAGTGAACGAGGATTAGTTCACTCTCGATAGCGGTAGTGTCGGATTCAATTACAACAAGGTCAGACTTGGCAATGACGAGACTTGACTCCACGTCGGAGACTGCCGCTTCGAGAGCGGTCACATCACTGTCGATGTGGGTGGTATCGGAGTAGATCAGGATGAGGTCACTCTTGGCGATGACAAGGCTGCTCTCCACATCGGAAATAGCATTATCTATGACGATTATATCAGAGACAATGACGGTCGTTTCAGAGTGGACAAGAATTAGTTCACTTTCAATCGCC